GCGACAACAGCCGGCGCAAGTTGGAAGTCGGGATCTACAAGAAGGCCGACGGTGCTCCGTGGGTGTACGTGGATCTGTTGAAGTGGGCGCGAGGAGGGACGGCCCCGCGCATGATCCCGTCCTTCCGAGATCTTCACCGAATCATCAGGGCAATCGCGAAGTGTGAAGACGAAAGTTATCCGCCTCCCGCTAAAGGGCGTACTCGGCTGGCAGAGTTTCTTCACGACGCCGTGTACGAACAAGACTTCCAGCGCCTCGCCGTGAAATACAAGATTCCAGATCGCGACGGCGATCGAATCGTCAACACCAACGGTGCTGCGGTTGCAGTCGGTGATATTTCGCGAGCGGTTGAACCGTCGCACAAGACGCCGTTCACGGCCGCAGATGTTGACTCGTGGAAGTAGGGCTCTTTTTCGACAACTGACCGGCAACGAACACGGTTACTGGTATCGCCTGACGTGGCACGGATTCGTAGCATTAAACCGCAATTTTTTCTCAATGAGGACGTGGCGGCGCTCCCGTATCAGTGGCGACTGTTATTCATTGGCCTGTGGACACAGGCGGATCGCGACGGGCGACTTGAGGATCGACCGGTAAGGCTGAAAGCAATGATCTTCCCCTATGACGACTTGGACGTAAACGACGGGTTGGGCTGTCTGGCAAACGCCAATTTGATCACCAGGTACGAAGGGAACGGTCTGCGGCTCATCTCCATACGGACATGGGCGAAGCATCAGCAACCGCACGTCAAAGAGCAGCAAAGCGAATATCCACCACCACTTACAGATCGTGATCAAAAACCCGGTGTAAGCCCAGTGCAAGAACCCCTGATCCGGATCAGGGAGCAGATCCAGGAAGGGAATAGATCAAGTACCGCGCTCCGCGCGGCGTTCGATCAGTTTTGGGCGGTCTATCCACGGAAAACGGCGAAGGACGTGGCGTGGTCGGTGTGGCTGCGTCTGAAGCCAAACTCCGAGACAGTCGCGGCGATCATGTCGGCCGTCCAGGTGCAGGCGAAGAACTGGAACGATCCGCAGTTTATTCCTCACGCCAGGACATGGCTGAACCAGAAACGCTGGAACGACGAGGTGACACCCATGAGGCAGGTGCCGACCTTCGTGAGTCGTCGGGAGCCGTGGGTGTGTCCTCACCTGACGGAATGCTCCAGCGAGCGGATCTGTGCCAACGCAACGGCCTGTAACAAACCGAGGAAGACGGAGGCTGTGTTGTGAGGACGTGGATTCTGGCCCGTCGTACCGTCCCGTGTGGTAATTGCCGCTCGGAGATCGAGAAGGGTTCACCGCTGCTGGAGTTGTTGATCGGCGAGACGCGGCGAGCTCGCTGCCAGACGTGTGCGAAGGCCATGTTCGACGAAAAGCCACCGGCGGAACTGCCGACGAATCCTGACGTGCTGGATCTACGTGCACGGCTCAGTCGGTTCATGTCGGTAGGGCCGGACGTGCGACGTCGTCAAGCGGGAGAACTCGAGTGAGCCTGGAACTCCGCATCCTAAGGCGCCTAGAGAGTCCGAACAAGTCCCGAGGGGATCATGACGGGAAAGATCTGACCATTATCAGGATTTCCAGGTTTATGGAGGCCCCATGAGCGAGCAGACGAGGGACGAGGCGATCACGGTGCTGGTGCGAGACTACGACGTTCAGCACAAGCCGGACTGCGACACGCGGACGAAACGGACCGTATCGGTGCCGTGTCCACGTTGTAACGGAACAGGGCGAGCGACTGATCCGCAACATCAGATGAAGGATCGCAACGGTAAGCCGTGGCCGACACGCAATTGCGCTCCGTGCGCTGGAAGCGCCAGATGCGAAGTCGCCCAGTATCCAGAATGCACCTGCGGGTTAGCCGACACCCTCTCTGCGCTCGGGGGGAGAGAACAAATTTTGACTGCAGATGACTCCGACAACCCGACAAGGGCTCTGAACACTCATGGAAAGACGGGGAGCGAAGCCACAAGCGCCGATACCAGTGGACCGGCTAATGCAGAAGCCGTAGCGAAAAACGTGCGGGCAATTCGGCAGGAATCGGAACGGTCTGCAGTCAAAACGACACAACCAACTGCGCTCGGGGGGAGGCCGGAGCCGATAGATCAGCCGCTACCGCCAGAGGCTACGCAGGTCTTATATGCGAACTTGGACGAACTCTATGATGGAAAACCTGTTGGGGGGAGGCCGGAGACAGGCTGGCAACCGATTGCCACGGCTCCGAAGGATGGGAATGTGCTGATGTGGGCACCAGCCGAACGACTTTACGAGGCTCAGAATCTTGGTAAGCCGTGGGCCAAGCCTGAGTATCGAATAGGCATGGCGCGTGACTGGACGTGGTCAACCCACTGGCAACCCTTACCCTCTCCGCCTCTTCAGGAGCAACCATGACAGGTTGGATTTGTCCGAAATGCGGATCTGTGTATGCGCCGTTCGTGGCTGAGTGTGCCGTGTGTAACGGATTTATCAAGACGGGAACCACGGTGACGCATGGCGCTGATACCAGCATTTGCCCCGCGTGTGGTCAACATCGCAGTGCCTCGCCATTGACTGGTTGTCCGATGGGATCGCATTACGGAACCTTTTTTCTTCAGGAGCAGCCATGAGAATCGACTACACCGAGGACGAGGATCGGCCGGGGCAGTTTGCTCTATGGGACGCCAACTGTCGTCGGTCGATGCGTGGCCGATCTGGACAGGCGGCACTGCGACGGCTCGAAGCGGCGTTACTGGCGATGCCTGAGAAGCGTCTCGTGAGCGGCAAACTCGTCACGCATGACGGCGATGTGTGCGCGATTGGTGCGTTGGCGCGGGCCGAGGGGAAACTACCGGAACCTGAGCCGCTAGACGCTTTCGGAGACGAGTCTGACGACGTAGATGACACCGCAGAATTTGCCGAAGCGTCATTGAGTTTCCCGAGGCTGGTTGCGTGGAAAGTGGTTGCGCAGAACGACCTGATGAATGACACCGTGTGGGATTTGGGATATGGGCCACTCGGGCCGCATGAGGCGTGCTATCGAGGCCCAGACGGGAAAGGTTACGGCATCGCGTTAGTTCGGGACATGACGCCAGAGGAGCGTTATCAGCGCATGTTGACGTGGGTGCGCAACGCGCTACGTCCGAAGGAGCAGCCATGAGCGAGACGACCGACAAGCGAAAGAAAGCCCACGGCGAAGAAATCGACATCTCCAACGGGGTGCTGTTCCTGCGGATCGCTGAACTAGAGCGGCAGGTTGGCTATCTCGACCGGGAGCTAAACAAGCTGAAGCGTGACGTGAGCCGCGTCGAAAGCAATACAGACTTCAGAATCGGCGGAAGTCAATGGGCGAGACGACGCGGAATAGAAGGCACTGGCCGACCCCTGAAGAGGACGAAGGCGAGGAATATGCGCGCCTGATACGTGTGGCAAGGGCCGATGCGCAGTGGTGGGGGATGCAGCCGGGAAAGTTGATGATGCACCCGCGCCTCCAGCGATTCGCTCGGGATCAGGCGGAACGATTCCTCGCCATCGTGAAAGAACTTGAGGCGTGCCGATGAGCAAGACGACGCACGACCTGACGCAGCGAGCCGAAGATCTGGAACATGATCTACGGCTGCTTAACAATGAGTTACAGGCTGACATTGTCCGCGATCTGTTGTCGGCGATCCGTCTCGCCACCCAGGAGGCCACGACAGCCGAAACGAAAGCTGCTTTGGCTCAATGTATGCGGTGGAGGGGTGAGGAACGCGAGCAACGGGCCGCTCAGGAGGCCACGATCCGACAGGTGGAGGATTACATTCGGCTGATTATCCATAACAGGATTGAGCAGCAAATCGTAGTGCCGACGCTCATGCTCGAAAAGTGGGCTGACACCTTACGAGCGTGTACCGGAGAGACGCAGAAGTGACCACCACGGAAGTCGGCCGAGCCCTCGGCATGAGCAGTGAATACGTCCGAGGCGAGATCCGAGACGGCCGTATGCAGGCCAACGTGACGGTTAGGGCTGGCAAGCGCACGGTTTATCGCATCACGCCGATCCAACTCGAAGACTACAAGGCTCGTCATTGGCGTCCTGTTCCACGGGGAACGAACAACCAATATAGCCAACCAGACAATTAGACGGACGCAGTTCTTCGTCTCCAATGCTTCTCGGGCGCATTCTAGCGTCCAGCCTTCTTCGTCCCCACAACCTATGGTGCAAAGCAGCCGGATCTCGGCGTGTGCGGCCCGTGCTGTATCCCGGAGTCTGAATGCCGCCTAAGCCACCTACGGGGACACTGAGCGCCCCACCCTCGGTTCGTCTAGGGCAGACCTTCACCGTGGACGCCTCAGGATCCGTAGACGGACCTGGCGGCGGCGGGATCACGAAGTATCACTACAACTTCGGCGACGGCACCACGGAAACCTCCCCGAACGCCAGCGCGACGCATGCCTATCACGATCTCGAAGGTCAACCCTTCCTGTGTCGGGTGACGGTGACGAACAAGAAAGGCCGTTCGGATACGTCACCGCCGGTCTCCGTGGAGGTCGTCGCTGAACAGCCGCCCCTCCCGATCGATTGCCAACTGTCGGACTGGTCGGAGTGGTCCGCGTGGATCGACAACGGCGACGGGACGGAGACACGGACGCGCACGCGGACGATCCTCGTCGAACCGGCCAACGGGGGGGCACCCTGCGATCACCAGGAAGAGACCGAGACGCGGGACATCGTGCTCCCGCCGGTGGATTGCGTCCTGGGGCCTGAGTTCATCACGAGCGAGACGCCGCTCGAGGCCTGCCAGCCTGACGGATTCCAAGCGGTCGAAGTGGCGTGGACGAAGGCGATCGTGACGCCACCCGCCAACGGTGGGCTCGAGTGCGGGCCGATGAGTGGGACGCGGGTGGAGAAGCGGGCCTGTGAGTACGTGCCGCCAGATCCCGGTGAGTCTGGGCCGCACACGTTTTTTGAGAAACTCAGCGTCCTGCCCGCGTGTATCGGGAGTTGGAGCCTCCGGGACCAAGCACAAATCGACAGCCTGGATCGGATCACGGAGAGCAATCCGTATTTTACGTATGACCCGGCGAGCGACACCTACCCGGACAAGCAGGATGCCGCCAAATTTACCAAACCCAAGAACATAAGCGGCTCAGAGTCTATCGCGACGAATGCGCAATTAGACCATCCGGCGGATGTGGGCAGCGGTGACGTGCTCACGTCCTGGGACATGTATTACACGCCGACATGGCTCATGGGTGCGGAAGACGGACTCGTCGATGCGTGGAAGATCTTTCAGCATCGGCAGGCGAATCGTGAACGCTGGTGGACCATTATCAACAACCACCAGCAGGCGAATGAACCGGGAGAAGTCGCCGAGACATCCCATGCAGCGGAAGCGGGGCAGTGGAACATCCCTGGCCTCACGAACACGAAGCCCCTGGCTCCGACTGGGCAGGGGGCGGTGGCTGGTCATTCCTATGGGCCGTTCGTCAGTCGGTGGACGCGGTATTGGTCTCTGATTGAGATGGGCGTGGACATGGACACTGATCCACGATCGGCGTCGTGGAAGTCTATGAGCCCAGAGGCGGCGACGATCACGGGTGTCTGGGATCTGATTTCGCTCTGGATCGCCGATGAGATCCGCGATCCGGTACGTCTGCTCTTTCGTGTGCCGATCAAGTTCACGAAACCCTTGTACTCGTTTGCGGACGAGTTCAATACCAGCACGAGCGCAGGCGGGCCTGGCGTCGGGCAGAACGGGACCATCATCGGCTATCGGCGCAATACCGTGATGCTGCATAACTATGTCTTGCCCGTGGTGCCGGAAGAAGACACAGCGATCTTCCGAAAGCCGGTGCGATGAGTCTGTATACCAGGCTCATCGGCAGCAGCGAACCCAAGATCCACATCCATCAATTCATGGCGGCCCTTGGGGAACTCGAACGCAGCCAGATGACAGTGCAACAGATTATCGACGCCTTCGCGCTGTCGGAGAGTGAGCAGACCGAAGCCGCGACACTTATCGCCAGAGTTGTCTCGCCGCTCGACTCTATCAGCCTCGGCGGGTTTGTGACGCTCACCAACGTGGGTGCAGCCTACGACACGACCCCAGCGAGCAAGGGATTAGGCGTCTGTCGGATCGAGACGTTCGGCGTCAGCGGCTTCGAGTTCGGCGTGTTCGTCAATAAGGTCGGAAGTGGAACGCAGAGTTGGCAGTTATGGGATCAGACGAACTCGGCGCAACTCGCGGTCATTGACGACGCCGGAGCCTCCGGGGAGAAGACGCTGGCGGTATCCCAGGCGGTGAGTCCGTTGCCCGCTAGTTTACGCACGTTGCGCGTGCGGGTGAAATCCACGACCGCCGCGGATGACCCAGTATTCTATGGCGCGTCGCTGGCGCTCAGGCGCATTGGCATGATGACGGCGGATGTGCTCCACCAAATTCTTCTGCTGGCGGAAGATCACATCAATCCACTGCACACTGAGGACGCGCTCAAGGCTCGGTTGGGGGTCTGATGTGTTGGGAGTTCTACTGATGTCCGTCTTGGCTGCGGTCGGAGCGTTCAATATCGGGACGGCGGCGGCTGGGAGCACGGTCGCGGTATCGAGCCTCTGGCCTGAGGCCGAGGCCCCGAAGGCCATTTTATTCTGGTGGTCTGGTCGCACGGAAAGCACCAACGCCTTCGGAAGTGCGACACATCTTCGCGGTCACGGGTGGGCGGTCGGGAGCACGGCCTTTCGCTGCGTGACCTCGCGGGATGTGGACGGCGGCGGATCGGCGGATACCTACGCTGGGCATCGGAGCGACGCCTGTATTGGCATGCTCGCGGCGGCACTGAATTGGACCGATGCTGCGGTGGGTTGGGCCGATGTGCAGTCCGTGGGCAATGGCAGTTTCACGCTGGAGATTCTCGACGCCTTTTCCGTGGATCTGCGCGTGAGTTATCTCGCCATCGGGGGCAGTGAGATCACGGTTGAGACCGGGACATTCACGGCGCCGGTTGGCGGCGGGCCGGGTTCTATGACGCACAGTTTAGGCGTGGCTCCTTCGGCATACTTTTTCATGGGGATGCACGATTCAGATGCGCCGACCGTGAGGATTGATTCCTCCTTGTCATTTGGCGCGGCCACCGCCAATGCGGATCAGGCGGTGTGGAGCGGCGGCAGCAATGACGCGGCAACAAGCGGCGTCACGGGGACGTATTGCCTTCGCGGCGAATGTTACGCGCTGAATGACGTGAATCCCTCGGTCTCGCCGAATAATCGCATGGTGTTCAGTAGTGGGGATGCCACAGATATTTTCCATACATGGCCTGAGCGCGGGAACGCCATGCGTGTGCATTGGCTGGCGATCGCGGGCGGGTCATGGAAGCTGGGATCGCTGACGACCCAGACGGACACGACGACGGCCTTTAGCACGGGCGACTTAGGTTTCTATCCGGTTGCGGCCATGTTTGTCTCAGCTTGTAAAGCGGAACCGGCCGCTGATGCGACCCCGTCTGCGCACGATGAATGGTCGGTTGGGGCTGCGACGAGCGCCAGCAACAGAACGTGTCAACAGGCGTCAAGCCGCAACGGCAACACGAATATGTTCGTGCAGACTGGCCTCCGCACCGATGCAGTGTATCTCAATGCCGATCCAGCGACAGACGCCATTGAAGGGATCGGCGACATCAATACCTGGGGTGACCCCATCACGCTCATCATGGACGACGCAGACCCCTCGCAATCATTCATGTGGTACGTCGCGGTGGGCTACCCGACTCGGCGAGCGAATCCGCTCTTTGTGAGTCAATCCGTCAAGCGCGCCTCACTGTATTAGGAGTCCTATGGCGTTGTATCAGATTTTTAACGGCGCAACCCCGACGACGGCGAAGTTCGTCGCGGTGACGACCGGCACGTCGATCAAGACGCTCCTGCAAGTGAAAGCCTCGGCCACCGTGCTCGCGAAGATTGTCGAGTGGGGCATCAAGTGTGACGCGCCGGCCTCTGCCTGTCTGTTCGTGGCGGAACTGCTCGAGACGGACGTCGCGGCGACGGTGACGGCGCATGTGGCGGCTGGACTCAACAAACTTGACGCGAATGCGGTGGCTGGGGGCGACCCGTCTACCAATCTGATTCAGGTGGGCACGACCTCGACAGGCTACACCAGCGCCGGGGAGGGCAGCATCACGGCGGCGCGCTTGTTCGATCAGATCACGGTCACGGTGCCGAGTTCCAACGGCTATGAGTTTGTCAAGCAATTCCCGCTTGGGCGGGAGCCGGTCATCAATCTGGGGCTGTTCGGGCGCATTCGGACACATACATCAGTGGCGGTCAACGCGGTCTGCTACATGACGATCGAAGTCTAATGCTCGGCTTGTATTCCCAGCACGACGTGGGGTGGGCGGTACGTGGCGGGACCGTTCTCGAGATCGTCATCGCCTTGCAACAGGTCGAGACTATCGCGGGGGCGATGCGCATTTATGTCGCGGAGCACCAAGGCCTGCGGCGACGGGTGATTTTACAGGCGGCGGATCGACGCATCGCCCAACTGCGGCAGGAAGAGGCGCCCTGGTCGCCGCAGCTCGAAATCGAGGGGCGAGGGGTCGGGGCCGACGAGATTGCCTGGGAACGGCAACATTTGGACATTGGAGGGATGAGGAATGGCTACAGGAAATAGTTTCGCCGAAGACGTGCTCGATCTGCTGCTCCGCGCGACGGCGATCGCGAACATTGCGGACAATGCGGCATCGGCCCCGATCACGGACACCTATCTGAGCTTGCACACGGCGAATCCGGCCGATACGGGCGACCAGACGACCAGCGAGGCCGCCTACACCTCGTATGCGCGGAAGGCGGTCGCGAGAAGCACGGGCTGGGGCGCGTCGGTAAACGGGGTGTCCACGCTCGCGGCGAATAACGACTTCGTGGCGGCGACGGGCGGCTCGGAAACCGAGACGCACGCGATGTGCGGGAAGTCGTCCTCCGGTGCCGGCGTGAACTTCTTCAACGGCACGGTGACGCCGAATATTATTGTTTCCACGGGCGTCACTCCACGTCTCACGAGCGCCAGCACGATCACGCTGACGTAACAGGATCATGGGCGAACCACGGATCGCGGCAGCGGCCATGACGGCGACGGTGAGTGGGAGCCTTGCGCGTCAGACCGGGCTCGGGGTGGCGCTTGAGCGCGCGATGTCCGACGCGGTGACACAGGCCCTCGCCGAGGGGGTCTCGATCGACGATACCGAGACATTGCTCGCGCGGAAGCTCGCGGCCAAGGATGCCGTGATGGCGTCTGTAACGCGAACACTCTGAGAGGTCTGACAGGCTAGATGGCTCGTTTCGGGCGCGGATTCCCGATTCCGCGGCGGTCGCGTCAGTGGCCGCCCGTTGCCGATGAAGGCAACATCCAGGCTGGCGCCTTCGAGGCGGTGGCCACGGGTGCGCTCGCGATTGTCGGCGCGGTCGTCTTCTCGGCGACCTTCGCGGCGGCAGGCACGGGTGACCTCTCGGCAGTCGGCGCGAGCACGCACGAAGCGGTGTATGCCGCGACTGGCACGGGCGACCTGTCCGCGACGGGTGCCAGTGCTCACGCCGCGGTCCTTGCGACATCGAGCGATGGCGCGCTCTCAGGGGTCGGTGCGGCCCTCGTCGACGGAGTCTTCGCGGCGACTGGCTCAGGCGCCCTGGCGACCGTTGGCGAATCGACCCATGCCGCTGTCCTAGCCACAACCGGAACAGGGGCGCTTGCCGCCGTTGGCGAATCCACCGCCACGTCCGTCTTCGACTCGACTGGCACGGGCGCGCTTGTCTCGGTCGGCGCCTCAACACACGCCTCTGTCTTTGCTGCGGCCGGTGCTGGTGATCTGGCCGGTATTGGCGCGGCGTTGTCGGATGGCGTCTTTACTGCGGCCGGATCAGGTGCGCTGTCCGCGGTGGGCGAGATCACCTACGCAGGTGTCTTTGCGGCGTCCGGTGATGGTGCTCTGTCGGCTGTCGGCGCATCCACAGCTACGGGGGTCTTCGCCGCGACTGGGAGTGGGGCGCTTGACGCGATCGGCGCGTCCACCGCGGCGGCCGTCTTCGCGGCGACAGGCACAGGAGCCTTCGACGCGGTCGGATCCTCGGCGGCTGACGCGGAAGGGGTCTTCACCGCCTCAGCGGACGGGTCGTTCTCTGGCGTTGGCGCCTCGATCGCGGCGGCGACGTTCGCGGCGACTGGCACCGGAGACCTCTCGGCCATTGGGGCCTCAACGGCGGCCTCGGTCCTTGCGACGACTGGCGACGGCGCGTTAGCCGGAGTTGGCGTCTCGGTTCAATCGGCCGTGTTTTCGGCGACTGGCACTGGGGCGTTTGACGGGGTCGGCGCGTCTACGGCGGCTGGCACGTTCAGCCCCAGCTGCTCGGGAGACCTCAGTGGCGTCGGGGCTCAGACCGCCTCATCGATCTTTGCGGCAACTGGCGATGGGAGCCTCTCCGGTATCGGGGCCTCAACCGTTGCGTCGGTGTTCTCGGCCACCGGAGATGGGGCGACCGGATGGGTTGGGGACTTCACGGCCGCCGGAACCGTGTCCGGTGAGTTCGCCGCCGTGGGTATTGGCGCTTTCTTAGGGGTCGGTGATAGCCGGTTGATCTCCGTTATTGGCCTGATCGGCACCGTCGCAGAAGTCGGGCAGTCGGCCTCGATCACGGACGTTGGGCGGGCGTCCACCGTGCGGGACGTAGGTCTCACAGGCACCGTGCATTAGAAGGGACCGCATGGCTATCACTATGACCCGGAGTTTCGACTACATCGCCGGGGACGACATCCGATTAGCGTTCGCGGTCACTGACCTTGAAGAGCAACCAGCGGACATCACGAATGTGGAGATCCGCGTCGTCGTCTGTGACGTGGAAACGCACGAGGTGATCCTCTCCACCGAAGGGGGCTCCCCGGGTGGGTCGATTGTGGCGGCGATCACGGATGCGGAACACGGCCTCTTCGAAGCGACCATCCAAGGGAATCACACCATGGACCTCCTGGGTACCTACGAATGGCAGGCCAAGATCGATGATGCCAGCACGAACACGGCGACGGTCGGGCAAGGGTTTATCACCTTTGCTCGGTCCCTGTTACCAGCCGTGTAGATGACATGCCCACGGCCTCGCTCCATCCGTGCGCCTGTGGATGCCAGGCGCTACTACCACCGGGGCAACGGCGGTGCACGAGTCAGCCCAGCCAACCATGGGAGCGCACGGCAGAACCGAAACGTATTAGAGGACGGAAACTACAGCGACTTCGAGACCAGCTATTCGAACGACAGCCGCTCTGCGTGATGTGCCTGAAGGACGGACGTGACCGCATGGCGACGATACGAGACCACGTCATTCCCCTCGCAGAAGGTGGACCAGATGACGAGAGCAACGTGCAAGCCCTCTGTCAGCCCTGCTCAGACCGTAAGACGGCCGACGAGGCGACGCGCGGCGCGGCGAGCGCTCGATGGAAATGATGGGGGGGGGTGTGTCAAAAGTTCCACGCCAAGGCCCGGAAACCGGCTCAGCCTCTGACTGACAGAACTGGTCTTTTCAAACTGTCTGAATCATAGATGTTCTAGGGAACACAGGGAATAAATCAAATGTCTCGTGGTGGGTTTAGGGTGGGGTCGGGGAGGAAACCGAAACGGGATCGGGTCGTGGTGCCGATGGTGGGGCATCGGGCCCCGGTGCGCACTGAGTTGCCCCCGGTTGATCCGGTGGAGCGGGAGGGGTTGCTGAAGGCTCCCGAGGATCTGCCCGACGAGGTTCGTTCCGTGTGGCACCGGTTGGCGGAACATGCAGTGGCCGAGCGGACGTTGACGCCGGCGACCTCGGAGGGGTTTCTCCAGCTGTGCCAACAGGTGGCCTACCTCGGACAGATGGTCGCGAGGATCAACCATTTGCGGGCGGACACGAAAGAGGCGAGCTCCTACCTGCAGACGTTCCTGAAGTTGTCGCAGCGGGTGGACTCGTCGTTGGCGCGGTTCAAATTGACGGCGCTCGGGAAACCCGCGGTCAGCGACAAGCCGAAGGCGGATGCGAACCCATGGGCGGCGTTGGGCGGGAAGGCATGAGCGATCGGGACTACATCGCGCTCGCCGCACAGTATCAGGCGGACGTCCTGTCTGGGGGCCAGTTGGCGTGCCGGTGGGTCAAGTTGGCGTGTGAGCGGAACCGGCGGGATCTCGACCGTCAGCAGTCCGAGGGGTTCCCGTATCGCTTCGAGCCTGAACCTGCCCGGAAAATCTGTCAGATGGCCGAGCTGCTGCCGCACATCAAGGGGCCCCTGGCGAAGATCATCGGTAAAGACGAGCAGGGCCGGAACCTCTGGAACCCGATCCGCCTCGAGCCGTGGCAGTGCTGGATCTTCTGCACGATGTTCGGGTGGGTCCACGCGGAGACCGGCCTCCGTCGGTTCAAGGTCGGTCTCATCCTCGTGCCACGGAAGAACGCCAAATCGACGATGGGCGCGATTATCGGCCTGTACATGTTCGCGGTGGACGGGGAAGGCGGCGCGGAGTGCTACTCGGCCGCGACGACGCGAGACCAGGCGAAGGCGGTCGCGGAGATCGCGTGGGAGATGGCCAGGCGCTCGCCCGGGTTCTGCCAGGCGTTCGGGGTCCGGGTGGGCTCGGAGACGACGCGCAGTCTGGCTATTCCGGAGTCGGCGTCGAAGTTCATGCCGCTGTCGGCGGATGCGAACTCGCTGGACGGGCTCAACGTGTCCTGTGCGGTGATTGACGAGCTCCACGCGCATAAGACGCCGGCGGTGTGGCAAGTGCTCGACACGGGCACCGGGGCCAGGCTGCAGCCGTGGCTCCTGGGCATCACGACGGCCGGGGTCGACGTGGGCGGGATCTGCCACCAGAAACTCGACTACCTGCAGAAGATTCTCAACGGGGACGTGCACGATGAGACGTTCTTCGGTCTCAACTACACCATAGATCCCGGGGACGACATCAGGCTCGAATCCGTGCAGCGGAAGGCCAACCCGAACTACGGGGTGAGCGTGCAGCCGGCGGACCTGACGGCCAAGATCGCCGCGGCCCAAGTGAACCAAGCGGAGATGAACAATCTCCTGACCAAGCATTTCAACGTGTGGATTCGCAGCGAGGCGTCGTGGATGCCGGCGTCGACGTGGCAGACCTGTTCGGCGCCGGGGCTCACACTGGAGTCGCTGAAGACGTTCCCGCTGTTTATCGGGGTGGACCTGGGGGAAACCCGCGACCCGTCCGCGCTGTCGCTGCTGTTCAAGCTCGACGCTGAGCGGTATGCGCTGCTGTCCAAGATCTACGTGCCCGAAGAAGTGGTCCGGCTGTCCCCGACGGCACAGATGCCTGGGTGGGCTCGGACGGGGGCGATCATTGTCACGCCAGGGAACGAAGCGGACTATCGGCGTATTCAGGACGACCTATTGGACCTCGTGAAGACGTGCAACGTCCGAGAGATCGACTTTGACCGTCGGTCGGCCAGGCTGATGATGCAGGAGATTCGGCTGAAGCTGGAACCGAGCCTGGGCCGAGACAAGGTCGAAAAGATGGTGCTCGACATCCCGCAGAACGTCGACACGATGGATCCGGCGATGAAGACGGCCGAAGCGCTGGTACTAGGGAAGAAACTCCAGCACGACGGCAGCGAGCCGATGGCCTGGATGGTCGGGAACGTCTCCGTCGAGCGGGACCACAAGGGGCAGATTTACCCCCGTAAAGCGGGCGGGAAAGACAGCCCGAACAAGATCGACGGGGCCGTGGCGTTCTTTACCTGCCTGTCACGGGCGATGCAGCCGCATGTGGCGGCAACGTGTCAGATCATCATCTTGGGGGCCCGATGAAACCTGAAGTATTCACCGTGAAGGAATTCGCGGCCCGTGAACGCGTGCACGAGCGCACGGTACGACGGTGGGTGGAGAAGGGGGCCGTCGAGGTACGTCGCACCCCCGGCGGATCCATTCGGATCACCGACCCCCATCACGACAACCATAGGGCATCTACGGACAATCGCGGACATTCCTCCCGGTAGTCACTTACATCTCGCACCGGCAGGCCTGAGCATGGGAACCGACCCATGCTCAATAAGGCGTACAGCCTTCTCGAAATCAAGTCCATCGACCAGGCGCAGCGCATTGTCGAAGGCATTGCCTCGACCCCGAGTCTCGATCGGGGCGGCGACATCATGGATCCCAAGGGCGCGCAGTTCACGCTGCCAATGCCCTTCCTCTGGTTCCACGATGCCAAGTCCCCGATCGGCGAAGTGTTCGCCGCCGAGGTGCGTCCTGACGGCATCCACATCAAGGCCCGCGTCTCTCGAGTCTCGACACCAGGTCGGCTGAAAAGCCTCGTCGACGACGCCTGGGCGTCCTTTAGTGCGACCCCTCCGCTCGTACGCGGACTCAGCATTGGCTGGAATCCGATCGAGTCGGTCAAGGTCTCGGGGTCGAAGGCCGTTCGTCACCTGAAATGGTTCTGGGGCGAACTCTCGGCCGTGACGATCCCGATGAACCTGGAGGCCACGATTACCGCCGTCAAACAGTTTGACGCGTCGACCCCCGCCGTGTCCGGCATTGGGCGACCGTCTTCCTCCCCCGGTGTTCTGGGGATTTCATCGAAAGCACAGACCATGAATGTCTCCGAACAGTTGACAGGGGCCAAAACCGATCTGCAAGTCAAGAACGATCGGCTGATGGCGCTCATGTCGCAAGACGAAACCAACGGCGGTCTCGACGGTGACGACGTTACCGAACGCGACACGCTCATGAAGGAAGTGCCGGCGCTGACGACTCGCGTCAAGCAGCTGCAGACGGTCGAAGATGCACAGGCGATCCAGTCGCGGCCCTTGATGCCGTCGGCCGCGAGGACTGGCACTGCCAGGCCGGTTGTCGAAGTCGTCAAGCGCGAGAAGGGCCAGATCTTCGTGCGCTACGCGATGGCCGTCGCGGCGGGCCGGGGCAGTCTGTCGGACACGCTCGCGTATGCGAAGCGGTTTACGGACACGCCGGAAGTCGCCGCCTACGCGAAGGCGATGCACTTCAAGGCGGATCCCGGGACGACCGAAGTCGCGAGCCCGTCGTGGGGCGGGGAACTTGTGAACCCGAACACGATCGAGACCGAGTTCGTCGAGCTTCTGCGGCCCGAGACCATCATCGGCAAGGTCTCCGGGTTCCGGCCGGTCCCGTTCAACATCCCGATTATCACGCAGACCGGTGGATCCACGTTCGCGTGGGTCGGGGAGGCGGCCCCGAAGCCAGTGAGCGAGTTGTCGTTCACGCGCGACACGCTGAGCAAGAGCAAGGCGGCCGGGATCGTCGTGCTGACCGAGGAACTGGTCCGGCTGTCGCGGCCCGATGCCGAAGCGACCGTCCGGAACGACCTCGTCGAGCAGTGCGCGCGGTTCCTGGATGCGCAGTTCATTCAGGTCGGCATCGCGTCCGGGGCGAACAACCCGGCCTCGATCACTTACGGCGTGAATGCGCCGAATGCGACCGGGGCGGATCTGGCGTCGTTCCTCTACGACTTCAAGACCGCGCTCGCGACGCTGGTGGCCGCGGACGTCTCTCTGATGGGGCTGGTCGTCGTGACCACACCGGCGATCGGGCTGGGTCTGAGCATGTTTACGAACCCCCTCGGGCAGCAGCCGACCGGGATCAACATGAGCCCGACGGGCGGCACGCTGTTCGGGTATCAGGTGATCGTCTCCGACTCGGTCGACGCCGGGCACCTCGTGATCTTCAAGCCGTCCGAGATTTTCTTGGCGGATGACGGTCGCGTGACGCTCGACGCGAGCAACCAGGCCACCCTCGACATGATGGGCGGGTCGCCTGGCGCGCCGACGTTCAACCTCTGGCAGCGCAACTGTATCGGCATCCGCGCCGAGCGGTGGATCCGGTGGCAGAAGCGTCGGCCGACCGTGGTCGCGGTGATTGATACCGCCGCCTACGGGCCGAGCCTGGCTTCTCCATAGTCGTCGTTCTGACCCGGCGCTCACGGAACAACGGCCGTGGGCGCCGGACTCTCTCGGTCTGGAGTCTCCAATTTGTTGGTACCCCTTATCGCCACGGCGCCGTGCGAATACGACGGGAAACGGTACGCCATCGGGGCGTCGTTTTCTGCGTACAGCGAGGACCACGCCAAGGTGTTGGTGCTGCTCGGGAAAGCTCGTCACGGCGAGCCCGATCGCACGAGTGAACCAGAAGTATCCGAGCCGGCGCGCCCGAAGCGCGTCTATCGCCGCCGGGCCGTGGCTGTTCAGGATCCCGAGTGAACATTCTCGGCTTCTCGATCACCCGGACGAAGGCGGCGTCCCTGACGTCGGTGCCCGGATCGCGCGGCTGGTGGCCGTTGATTCGCGAGTTGTCCGCCGGGGCCTGGCAGCGGAACGAAGACGTCGCCGTTGACACGGCCTTCCAGAATCCCACGCTCTACGCCTGTCTGACGCTCATCGCGGGCGACATCGCCAAGTTGCGCCCGAAGCTCGTCGAGCGGGACGACGAAGGCATCTGGACCGAGATCGATAGCGGGAAGTCGGCGCCCGTGCTTCGCAAGCCCAACGACTACCAATCACGGATTGACTTCTACGAGTGGTGGATGCTCTCGAAACTAGGGCACGGGAACACCTACGTCCTGAAAGAACGGGACGAGCGGAACGTCGTGCGGGCGATGCACATCCTCGATCCCCATCGCGTGACGCCGCTCGTGGCGCCCGATGGCTCGGTGTTCTACCAGCTCGCGATTGACGAACTGGCCATGCTGCGGCAGTCAGTCGTGGTGCCCGCGCGCGAAATCATTCACGACCGCCACTGCCCACTGTTTCACCCACTGGTCGGGATCTCGCCGATCTATGCCGCGGGGTATCCGGCGATCGACGGCCTGACGAGTCGGCGTACGGCGCATTCCTTCCTCGCGAGCGGGTCGCGTCCGGCCGGCATCCTCGAGGTTCCGATCGACATCTCGAGGGCGCAGGCCGACGAATTACTCGTCCGGTGGAACGAGCGCGAGCCTGGGTCGATTGCGGTCCTGACCGGCGGGATGAAGTTCAACACGATCGCGATGACCGCGGAGCAATCGCAACTGATCGAACAGTTGCACATGACCGACGAGGACATCGCGAAGTGTTTCCACATGCCGCGGCACAAGGTGGGCATCGGGGCCGATCCGACCCATAACAACGCGGAAGTCTTCAATCTCCAGTACTACACGGACTGTCTCCAGACGCACATCGAGAAGTTGGAACTCTGCCTCGACGAAGGGCTGGAGCTGACGACGGTCCCAAGCAAGACGCTCGGCGTGGAGTTCGACTTGGATGGCCTGTTCAAGATGGACACAGCTGGCAAATCGGAGGCGGCGTCGAAAGCCGTCGGCGCCGGGATGTCCTACGACGAGATTCGAAAGCGGTATTGGGATCTCGGTCCTGTCGAAGGCGGGGCGTCCCCGTTGGCGCAGCAGCAGTACCACAGCATCGCCGCCCTCGCAAGACGGGATGCCTCGGACGAGGCCTTCGTCACGAAGCCTGCGCCGCCACCCGAACCTGAGCCCGATCCAGAGCCGGAAGAGAAAGCCATGCCGGCCGGAGAGTTCCTGATGACCATCCGTCGAAAGGTGGCCGAGATGGCCCACGTATGACATTGACGGCGGAACTCGCGGACGTGATTTCCCTCGCCATTCACGACGCGACGGCGCCCCTGCTGGCGAAGATTGCGCTACTCGAGGCGCGTCCGGTCGTGGCGCCTGATGCTGTGGAGGCGCTGAAGGACTTCGCGGCGGATACGCGCGCTCGGCTGTTGGCGATCGAGTCACGGCCGGCGGTCGTCGGTCCTGCGGGTCCGGTTGGGCCGATCGGGCCGCAAGGTGACGCAGGCCGTGACGGTGCCTCTGGACGCGACGGACTCAACGGCAAGGACGGATCGGTAGGACTCAACGGGAAGGACGGCCTGAACGGCAAAGACGGCGCGGATGGTGCCAGTGGCAAGGACGGCGCTCCAGGTCTCAACGGCAAGGACGGTCGCGATGGCGTCGACGGTAAGGATGGATCCAGCGGCCTGAATGGGAAAGACGGCGAGCAGGGGCTACCCGGAGCGGACGGACGCGACGGCATTGACGGGAAGAACGGAGCCGACGGCATGCAGGGCAAAGACGGCGCACTAGGCAAGGACGGACTCCCAGGACGTGACGGACGCGACGGCAAGGACGGCGCACCTGGGATTGACGGCAAGGACGGATCGAACGGTCTGCACGGCAAGGACGGCGCACCTGGGCGAGACGGCGTCGATGGTCTCGGCTTCGAAGACGTGGACTTCCAGTTCGACGATGGCCGTGGACTCGTCGCTCGGTTCAGCCGTGGCGATCAGGTGAAGGAACAGCCCATTCCGATCCCGTGGGATGCCGGTGTGTGGCAGCGCGGTCGCACGTATCCCCGCGGCGCCGGCGTGACCTACGAAGGCAAGTTCTGGATCGCGCAGACGGAGACGGCCACCTGGCCTGGTGACGTCAAAGCGAAGTCTTGGCGGCTCGCGGTGCGGAATGGGCGCGACGGGAAAGACGGCAAGGACGGGCGGAACGGGACCGACGCATGAAGGAGCGGGTCTATTCCACCGTGCCGCGTCTCTTCCCAGGATCGACGGTCGTCTGCTTGGGCAGCGGTCCCTCGCTCCGCGCGGAGGACGTCGATGCCTGCCGTGGTAGGGCGGTCGTGATCGCGGTCAATGACACCTACAAACTGGCGCCGTGGGCGGATGTCATGTACGCCTGCGACAACAAGTGGTGGGGTTGGGCGGACAAGAACTACAAGGGCAACCACCCGAAGTTCCACGAGTGCGAGGCGCACCGGAACGGTCAGAAATACACCCTGAAGCCGTATCCCGGCGTGCAGCTCCTTCGCCACACCGGCGGTTACGGGCTGGACTTGGATCCGTCCGCCGTTCGAACCGGATTCAACAGCGGGTATCAGGCGATCAACCTCGCGGTCCATCTCGGGGCCTCGCGGATCGTCCTGCTCGGCTATGACATGCGGGTCGACCAGAAGCGGCGATCCAGGGATCACTTCTTCGGGCAACACCCGGATCACACGGTGCCACCGGTGGCCGCCTGCCTGACGGCCTTCAAGACGCTGGTGAAGCCCTTGGCCGAGGTGGGCGTCGAGATCGTGAACTGCACGTCAGGGAGCGCCTTGGTGTCGTTCCCGATGCGTCCTCTAGCTGAAGTCTTCGCGGAACGCATGGCGGTGGCGTCGTAATGCTGCCATTGACCACCACGCCAGACCAGACGCAACTAGAGGCGTTCGGGGCCATCGTGCGCAATCGGCGCTGCGTGGTCGTCGGCTCTGCGCCGCTACCTACCAAGCACGCGAGGACCGATCCGGGCGAAGTCGTGATCTGCGTGAACGGGGCCATCAGTAGCGTCGCGGGCGTGCCGGACATCTGGGTGCTCAACAGCAAGCCGTCGGCGGCGAGCCTCCATCTGACCATGTGCCGGCAGGGGGCCAACCGGGCCGTGAAACACATCGCGTTTCTTCGAAGCCCGATCCGTCCGACCGAGGATGAGTCACTGACACGTCTCCGGAAAATGGGCGCCTCGTGCGAGTCGTGGTCGGTCATCGACAAGCCGGTGAAGCGGTGGATCGAACAGACCATTTGTGATCGTCGGGACCATAGCCCTGGCGTCAATACGGCGTGCTCGGCGGGCATCTTCACGGTGGCGCTGGCCCTGTGGAGTGGGGCCTCACGGGTCCGCTTGGCGGGGTTCTCGTGGTCGGCGGGCTATCACTACCTGCCGAAGCTCCAGGTAATCCGTGGCCATGTGGACGCCGACCAACGTGCCCTCCGCGTGTTGCTGGATCGGTATCCCGGGCTGCTTCTCGGGGCGATCGTGCCTCAGGCCGCGGCGGTGGCGTCGTGAAAACCGTCGTGATTCACGGCAAGGTCATTGAGCCGGTGTCGCCCAAGGTGCAATTTCCGGACGCGGATCTCTGGGTCTGCACGCATACGCAGCAGCAGTACACCAAGCGCGGCGCGCGCCTGGACGACTGGGACGAATGGTTTGAATTGCATCCCGTAGAACGGAAGCCGTTTTATGACGGAGTCCAGCGGAAGCGCCCGAATACGCTCGCGTGGTATCGCACACTCCCCGCAAACGGCCGACCGCTCTGGATGCTGACCGTGGACAAGACGATCCCGGCCTCGCGACGGTTCCCGATCGAGGACGTGGAGGCGGCGTTTCCGCCCGATCCGAACGAAGAGGGGAACCACTGGACGTGCCAGGTTGACTACATGATCCCCTACGCGATCCTGCGCGGCTACGACCACATCGTGCTGCACGGCCACGGGGTCGAGAGTAAGCGTATCGCGCACATGCTCGATCACCGGGGGATTCTCTACTGGATCGGCTTCGCGCGCGGGCGGGGTGTGCGGGTGACGGTGCTCAAACCGAGCTGGTATCGCGCGCCGAAGAAGCGCTACGCCTACGAAACCGGCGGATTGAGCAAGGCGCGATGACGACGCTCCTGGCGCAAGGCAAAGAGGATCGCGTCCTGGTATCGATCTTCGATCGGATTGGCCGAACGAACCGTGTCGCCGTGGAGTTCGGGGCGCTCGACGGCCTGCACGGGTCGAATACCGCTCACTTCCGTCTCTCGGAGCACTGGCGTGTGGTGCTCTTCGACGCGGCGCCGCTCTCGCCGATCGTGCATCACATCCGACTCACGGCCGAGAACATCAATCGCGTCTTCACTGACTATGACGTCCCGATGGCGTTCGACTTGCTGTCGATTGACATCGACGGGAATGACTTGTGGGTCTGGGAGGCGTTGCTCTTCACGCCTCGGGTCGTGGTGATCGAGTTCAACCCCAAGTGGGGGCCGACGAAGTCCCGGGTGGTGCCCTATGACCCGGACCGGACGTGGGACGGCACGAACTACTACGGGGCGAGTGTCTTGGCCTTGACGCGCCTGGCCAAGCGGAAGGGCTACACGCTCACGGCCTCGACCCGTTCGAATCTGGTGTTCGTGCAGGCTGGACTACTGCCTGCGCTTGATCCAGCTGACGTGCCTCGATGGAAGAAGCAGAAGCGCCGTGATCCCGTGTTTCGGCGATGGGTGGACTACGTATGAAGGTCGATCCCGCCCTCGGCCACGCCGCGATCGAGAACCTGCACGCCACACTGGAACGGATGCGTACGGGGACCGGTCCGATTCTCGTCGGCCCGTGGCTGACGGAGGTCGGCTACGAGCTGCTGTATTGGATCCCGTTCGTCGCGTGGGCACAGCGCGAATACCACCTCGACCCTGAGCGGCTGATTGTCATCTCGCGCGGGGGCGCGCAGTCGTGGTACGCGCACCTCGCCAGTCGATACCTGGACATCTTCTCCGTGATGGCGCCGGGGGAATTCCGACGTGGGAACGAGGCGCGGATCGCGTCGACAGGGGCGATGAAGCACTTCTGGATGGGGCCACTCGATCACGAGATTCTGCAGCGCCTGACGCCTGACCTCCGTGGCGAGGTGGAGATCCTGCACCCGTCGCTCATGTATCAGTTGTTCTGGGCGCATCGTCCGTGGACACCGGAGTTCCTGGAGTACATGCGGCCTTATCCGTTCCGCCCGGTGACACCGTTGGATGGGCTGCCCGATCGGTATGTGGCCGTCCGGTTCTATACCAGCGCCATCTGCCCGAGCTCGCCCGAGACGCGGCGCATCGTCTCTGACGCGGTGCGCGGGTTGCTCAAGGAGCACCACGTAGTGCTCATGAACACGGGGGTCCAGTGTGACGACCATCACGAGTTCAGTTGTGCGGAGGTGCAGTCGCCACGGTTGCACCGGATCGCGGATCGCCTGACGCCGGACACCAATTTGGACGTGCAGACACGGGTCATTGCGGGGGCGTCGAAGTTCGTCGGCACCTATGGCGGGTATGCGTATCTACCGCCGTTTCTCGGCGTGAATGCCAAGACGGTCTACGGGTATCAGCCGGCGGTCGACAAGTTGCGGCGCCACATCGCCACGGCTCGCCGCGTGTTCGCGAGTCGCCAGGACTACGGATCCCTGGGTATCCGCGCGCTCCAGGCCCCGCATCAGGTGTACGCCCATGCGTAGGCTGACCATCACGATCCGCACGGCGAACCGCTCGCCGAAGAAGAACTATCTGGGCCGCACCGTCCGAGGCCTACTCGCGCATGGCGTCGCGGCCGAGTCCATCCACTTGGTGTTGACGGATCCTGATGACGCCTGGCTGTCAAAGGAAATCGGCAGCCATCCCGTCGTGCGTCATGTGCCGACGACACGCCGGACGCCGAACGCGAACGGCCTCGCGCAGATTGCGGTGCTCGACGTGGCCCCGGCGGAGTGGCTGCTCATGCTGGAGGACGACATCGACGTTTGTGACGACTTCCCCGGGTCCGTGCTGCGGTGGCTGGATAGACACCAGCGGAAGGACGTGCATGTGTATCGGTTCTGCGCCTTCGGCCGTGGAAGGCGTCCAGGCCGTGCGCCTGGTCTAGCGCTCTACGACCTTCAGGAACAGCGGGGGTCGCAAGCTATCGCCATACGCGCGGAGGACGCCCGAGACTGTGTGGCCTGGGCGGCGGTGAAAGGCAAGCACTGGCGACCACGAAGCGCCAGGTTTCAGAACGAGCCAGACAAGGGGTTCGACAAGTTGATCGGCTACTGGGCGCTCGACCGCTGGCCGGCGTCGCGGTTCGGCTATGTCAGCGAACCGCACCTTGTTCGCCACGTCGGGGTGGAAAGCGGCCTCTATACCGCGAGCGCAGTCGTCAACGATTCGCAGTTCACCTCGCGTGCCTGGCAACCGGAAGGGGTGGCCTGATGCCGATGCTCGTCGATCTCAGCCATGCCAAGCGTCACCTGGAGATCACCACGCACGCTGAGGACAGGTTGATTGTCGCCAAGGTGCTCGAGGCCACCGACATCATCACGGATTACCTGGCGGAATTGTCTGATGTCACCTGGACGTCGGACACGGTCCCGTCGCGGGTGCGCTCGGCCGTGCTCCTGATGTTGACGCACCTCTGGGAACACCGGGGCGACGATATGGAACCGGACGAGAAGGTGTGGCAGGCCGTGGGGCGCGTCCTCGCACGCACACGGGCGCCGGTGATCGCATGAACATCGGACGCTTACGCGAGCGCGTGTCGCTGTTTCATGTGACGACCAGCCCTGACGGCGACGGGGGCCACGAGGACACAGAGACCCCGTTGTCACCGGCCACGATGAAGGCCGAGATTCAGTCGGGCGCGGCCAGTGACCTGGAGCGCATTCGGTCAGGGTCCGTGATCGCCACGGACGCGCTGATTGTGCGGATGCGGTTTCATGCCGGCGTCACGACGCAGACCCGTCTGCGCTGGACGGATCAAGCGCGGCGGGTCCGGTCGGCCAACGTGACGGGCGTGCATCAGGTGGACGGGCGCACACGGGAGATGAAACTGGTCGCGGTGGAGGTTGTGTTGTGAGCGCGTCGGTTACGTTCAACGGGTTGGACGAACTTTTGCGCGACTTACGCAACCTCCCTCGGGAGTTGGCGGACGACGCGGGCGGCATCGTGCTGCACGCGGCCAACGAGGCGAAGGACAGCATTGACTACCCACGGGTGAGCGGCAATCTCGCGGATCACATGCAAATTCAGATTCGAAACGGGGGCGAGTTCGGGGCAGTCGTGGTGCTGAAGAACACCGCGAAACACGCGCACATCTACGAGAGTGGATCGCAAGCGCGCTACAACTCGGCGGGGGCCTTTCGCGGACGGATGCCGCCGGCCTCTGGGCGCCAGTCGTTTCGCGCGATGTCGATACGAGCACGCACGCGGATGTATGGCCGTCTCAAGGCGATGCTCGTGCGCCACGGGGCGACGGTGAGCGGGGAGCCGTAATGGCGGACAGCTCAAATATCGACGCGGCGCTCGTGGCGATGTTGGGATCGGATGCGACGCTCCTGGGCTACATGCCGAATGGCGTCTTCTTCGATGAAGCGCCGCCCGGGTCGACGCGCTTTGTGATCGTGTCGCTGATCGATGAAGTCGACGAGGCCGTGTTCGGAGGGCGGGCGTTTGAGGACTACTTGTATCTCGTGAAGGCGGTGGCGCTCTCGACGACCGGCGCGAATTTGAAAGAGGCGGCGGCACGGATTGATGCCTTGCTCGAGGACCAACCGATCGGGCTTGGGTCGCCGATTGCGGTCGCGGGCTATGGGTGGATGGCGTGTCACCGGGAGCGGCGGGTGCGCTACACCGAAGTGGACGACGGCGATCCGAGTCTGCGGTGGCGACATCGGGGCGGCGAGTATCGGGTGCAGATGGCGTTGACATAGGAGGACACGTGAATGATTAAGACCGGACGATTCGGACAAGTGATGTGGTCGCAGAGCGGAAGCTCGCCGACCAATCTGATCAGCATGAAGGGCTGGACCCTCTCGCTGAAGACGGACTACGAGGACGTGAGCTGCTTCCAGGACACGAACAAGGTCTACATCCCGGGCCTGCGTGACGTCAGCGGGACGCTCACCGGGTTCTGGAACTCGGACGACGTCGATCTGATTCAGGCGACGGAGTCGACGACACCCGGCACGCTGGAACTGGAGCCCAACACGCAAGAGCCGGGCTTCGTGTTCAGCGGCCTGGCCTATCTGGACGTGGACATCGACTGCTCGGTCAACGGGGCGCCGAAAGTCTCGTCGCAGTTCCGTGCGGCGGGTCCGTGGACGTTGCCGGTCGGCTCGCCATAGGTCGGCGATGTTTCAGAACGTCAATCTGCACGGGACGGAGGCCACGATCGTCTGGGGGTATCGCCCAGCGGTCGTGCTCCGTCGCTGGCAGATCGCCAAGCAAGAAAAGGGGGCCTGGATTCTGTCCGCGATCGTCGATCGGGTGGACAGTTTCCAGGCGCGACAGAAGCCGCTCCTGTTCACCGCCCCGCGCACGGGGAGGAATGGCTTTTGGGCATTCCCAGTGAAGACGATCCAAGTGGGGACGACCCGGATACAGGCGACGTTAGAACCGCCGGTCTACTGACCGGCATCGTGGAGACGAGTCACAGGGGTTGCAGAAGGAGACGTGTATATGGGAAAGCGGTGTCGGTTTGTCCAGCCGGACCAAGTCCGGTTGTATCTCGTGGATGTCCACAAACGAGCCCTCCAGAAACTGATCGACGAGAAGGCCCCGCCTGATGCCATCGCGGACGCCGAAGCGATGGTGGAGCAGTCCGCGGCGGACGGGGACTGGGTCGATGTCAAGGCCGAGCTCAACGCCGGTGAGACGCGACGTATCTTCACGGACATCGTCAAAGAACTGAACGAGGGCGAGAAGGCGGTCCTCGATCCGAATCAAGTCGGCCTCACCAAGATGGCGCAGTACATCGTGGCGTGGTCGTTCGTGAATGCGGAGGGACGATCGGAGCCCTTCACGGTGGCCGCGCTCAACCACCTCGAAACCGACAGCTTCCGCGAAGTCTCGGCCGCGATCGATTGGCACGACGAGCAAGTGGGGATCAGGCGGGACGAACGAAAAAACGCCCGAACCAGCGGGAGTACATCGCCAGTGATCTCCGAGTCTGTCGCTGGATGAACGGATGGAAATACGAGTGGGTCGCTGAACTCCCGATCGACGTGTACGACGTCCTCATGGAGATGATCGAGGACGAACAGAAGCAGCGCTAGACCTAAAACCGATGGCCAAGTCACCCGAAGAACAGCGCCAATATGCCCGTGCCTATTACCTTGCTCATCGCGAGGAAATCAAGGCACGGGTGCGTGCTTATGAGGCTGACAACAAAGACAAAGTTCGTGCGTCTGCAAAGCGGCATCGCGAGGCCAACTCTGAGCGACTGAAGGCGCGGGCAAAGGCGTACTACGAGGCACATCGGGAGGAACGCATCGCGTACCAGAAGGCGCTGCATGCGAGCAAGCCGGAGGTGGTCAAGGCCTATAAGAAGCAGTGGTGGGAGCGCAATCGACCTGAGATTCTGGCGAAGAAGAACGAATATTCGCGTAAGAATCGGGGCCTGATCCGTGAAAAGTATAAGCAGAAATACCAAGCCGATCCGGAGCCATTCAAGGCCCGCGCGAGGGCCTTCGCTGCTGCGAATCCAGACAAAGTCAGGGAAATGGCGCGGGCCTGGAGCGAAGCTAACCGGTCGCGTATAAATACTGTCAAGGGGGAGTGGCAGAGGGCTGACTATTGTCGGAACCCTGAGAAGTACAAAGAAATACAAGGACGGCGTAAGGCCCTCAAGCGTCAGTCTCGAACAGAGAGAGTGAACTTCAAGAAGATTCTAAAGGACTCCAACGGAGTCTGCGGCATTTGTCGTAAGCCCTTCGATCTGTTTGGGATCGACTTTGATCACATCATTCCGTTGTCGCGTGGTGGAGCACATGCCACCGACAACATTCAGGCCACGCATTCTCGCTGCAATAGAGCCAAGGGTGCGAAGCTGGAATCGGAGGTGGCGGTATGATTTCCGCAACCTTTCCGCGCTGACTTCACGGCGTTTACCGCCGCTGTAGCGCAAGCCCAGACAAAGCTCAGAGACTTCCAATCCGGCGCTGGCCAGGTCGAAAAGGCCCTCACGCGCCTTGGCGATTCCTTCAGCGGCCGGAAGGTGCTGTCTGAGGCGACGCTCGCCGTCAAGGCCGTCAACGATCTCGGCGGAGTCACCAAGCTCACCGAGGCGGAACAGAAGCGCCTCAACGCCACCGTCACGGAGGCGATCGCGAAATACAAGGCACTCGGCCAACAAGCGCCGAAGGACATGGTGGCGATCCAGGCCGCCACCAAGCAGACCGAGACGGCGACGAGTGGCCTCGGTCTGAGTCTGACCGGAGTCGGCAAGAGCATCCTCACGACTGCGGCAGGATTCGTCACGGCACAGGCGGCCTTCAGCGCCGTCAAGTTTGCGGTCACTGGGCTCGTCAATGAACTCAAAACGATCACCCTCCATGGGGCCACGGTCGCGGATGTCGCGGAAAACTTCGATCATCTGACGGCCTCGTCCGGCCGACTGGGATCAACCCTGCTCAGTGAACTCCGCGCAGGGACGCACGGCACGATCTCGGATTTTGATCTCATGAAGACCGCCACGCAGGATCTCGCGGCTGGCCTCAATCTGACCGATCAGCAGTTTGGCACGCTGGCCCAAGGGGCCTTCGCGTTGGCACAAGCGACAGGCGGCGACGTCGCGACCGCACTCGAGACGATGAACGACGCTATGTTGACGGGCCGCACACGGTCGCTGGCGCTCCTGACCGGCAAGATCGATCTGGAGAAAGCGGAGACCGCCTTCGCGAAGTCACTGGGGGCCACGCGCGAACAGTTGTCTGAAGAAGGCAAACTCGAAGCCGCGCGGGTGGCGATTCTCGACAGTGTCGGCGGTGCCATTGCCCGGCTCGGCGTCCAGACCGACGGCTTAGATGAGAAGGTCGCGCAAGCTCGGGCGCAATGGGTGAATTTTGAAAACGAACTCGGGCGCCTCGTAGCGACCTCGCCCGTCATTATGGCCGGCCTGGATGGGATCTCCGAGGCGTTGACCCAGGCGTTTGGGGCAGAGAAGGGCAATCTCGTTCGGGCGATTGCTGATCTGATCGATGACGCGGCGATTGCGTTGGCGAACTTTGCCAAGGTGGCGGTGACGTCGGCCGGCTTCCTCGTCACGGAGTATTACGCCATTTATAAACTCTTCGGCAACGTCCGGCAAATCATCGACGGGGTGACCGTCGCCACGTTGTATCTCGGGAAAGCGCAATTGGCGCTCCCCAACGCAATCGGCATCGGCACCGAGGCCTATCGGAAGAATGATGAGGCAATCCAGAGCCTCATGGTGACGATGGTGGCTCGCGGGAAAGCGCTGAAAGACGCCGATCGAGCCCAAGCGAACGTTAATACCACCTCCGGCACCTACATCAAGACCCTGGATCAGATGGTCGCCTCGATGGAAGCCGCTCGTGGCACGCAGGGGACGTTGAAGACCGGCGCGGAGCAAGCCGGCGCCGCCTTAGGTAGCGCCGGCTCGGCCGCCGGCACGGCTGGGACACGAGTATCGGCGGCGTCTGGGGCATTCCTATCTGGTGCGCAGTCCGCGAAGGCGCTCGCGAAGAGCACGAAGGATCTGGCGGACGAACAAAAGCGCTTCGTCGAACTCACCGATTCGGAGTCGCTCAAGGGGTGGCTGGCTGAACTCGATCGCGTCGACGACTTGGCTGACAAGGATCGCCAGGCGTTGTACGACATGAACCTAGAACTCGGGCGCCAGGACGAGGAACTGGCGAAGTTGTCGCAGTCATACGAAGACTACGAGATGTCCCTGTCGCAAGCCGGGGCCGTGGAACTGTGGCAACTGCAAACGGCGGCGGCGAAGGAATACCAGAAGGTTCTAAGCGACATCAACAACCAGGCCGGGCTCACGCAGATGGCCAAGGACGCCGGGGTGTCGATCGAGGACTTGGTCCCGAAGAATTGGGGCGGGCTGTTCGAAGGCTTGAAGGATGCCGGCCGTAGTGCGCTCGGCGACCTCAACAACATTTTCCGGTCGGCCTTTGAAGGGGGCGGCGGTATTGGTGGGGCCGTGAAGTCGCTCGCGACGAATCTGGCGTCGAATCTGTTGGCGCTCGTGCCGATGGTCGGGCCCATCCTCAGTCAGTTCGCGGGTGCGATCGTGGCTGGCCTATCGAAGATTGGGAACCTGTTTGGGCTCGGGAAGTCCGAAGGGCGTCTCCAACTCGAAGAGGCCAACCGCGAGATCCGGGCGCTGCAGGATCGCTTGCTCGAGACGCACGGCTCCCTCGACAACATCCGGAACATGGCGGGCGAGGCGGGGCAGGAACTCGCCGCGGCCTGGGGGTCACAGAACCGGGACGGCCTGGAGCACTTCCAACGGCTGCTCGGCGAGTTCAACGATGAACTCGAGCGGCAGCAGCGGATCACGGGCGTGGCGGATGACCTCCTCGGCACGCAGTTCTTCGAGGACATGGCGGATCTGCAGGAAGCCTTTGCGCGGCTGACCCCGGAACAGTTGTCAAACGACATCGTCCTCGAGCGGCTCGCGCGGCGGTATCTGTATCTGCAGGAACAGACTGGGCTCGTGATTCCTGGCCTGCAGGAACTTGCCGATCAGTGGACGGCCAATGCGGACGCGGCGAAGGTCGCGACGGGCACGATGCAGCAATCCACGGCCGCGATGCGCGACACCGTGGCCCAGATTCAAAACGTGCAGACCCAGGTCGACAAGATTGCCTGGCCGGAGAAGGAAGGTTTCACGCCGCCGACGCAAGCCGAGATCGACGAATTCCTCCGGAACAATCCGGGCGACGTGCATCGGATTCCGGAGGCGTTCACGAATACCCCCGGGCAGTCCCTCACAACGGGCGCGCGTCAGGCCTCGTCCGCGATTCAAGAGACGACCACGCGAGCGGCTGGACTCGAGACGCAAGTGTCGTCATTGCAGCAGACATCGAGCGTGGCCTTCGCGCAAGCGTCCACCGCCAATGAAGGATTCAGAACAAGTGTCACCACGAGTGACACCGCCCTGCAGCAGCTCGGCCAGACACAGGCGACCGTGACCGAGATGATGGTGCAGGGTTTCGATCGGGTGATCGCCAGCATCGACGCGATGATCGCGCGACTCGGGACGGCGGCCACGATGATCGCGACGACTGTCCAGGCAGCCGGTCGGATTGGCGGCGAGCGGGCGCTGGGCGGGGAGACCGCGAAACTGTATGGGGACGCCCGGGCTGAATTCGACACGGCGCGGTCCATGATCCAGGACGTCTTTGGCGACGCCGAGTTGAACATCGAAGCCCTGGAGCCGGCGCTCGGGGACGTCACGGACGCGACCGGCCTGTTCAATCTGAGCCTGAGCGACAGCGACGACGCGATGTATCGGCTCGGCCGGACACAGCTCACGGTGACGGAGAGCATGTGGCGGGGCTTCGATCGGGTGATCGAGAAGCTGAACGAGATGATCGATCGCTTGGGCGAGGCGATTTCGTTGACGTCGACCTTGCAGGAGGTCACGCCGGATGCCCCGATCGGCGGGGAACGTGCGACCGGTGGCGAGACGGCGCAGATGTACGGCGAGCCGATCCCGATGGCCTCGGGAGGTTATGGCCGTGTCACGAAGCCTACGCTCTTCCTAGCGGGAGAATCGGGATCAGAGGACGTCGCCTTCAGTGGGGCGAATCAGCGATTCGGCGGCGGGGGAGACGTGTCGATCGCGATTGCCCCAGGCGCGATTGTCGTGCAGGGCGCCAACGATCCACAGGCGGTCGCGCAGCAAGTCGCGGTCCGCTTGGTGGATGAGATCCGTCGGAACTTCAAGGGCACCCGGACCGATATGCGTGTCGCGTTGGGGGTTGCCTGATGGCCATCCAGTCCCTCATCTGTAAGCCGTCCGGCCTGCTCAACCTCGGGGCGACGTGGTCCCTCACGAGCGGCACGGCGGACAGCGCGCACCCGCTCACGAACCTCAACAGCCCCTACGCGCACCTGCTCTCCAAGACGACCGGGTCGAACGCGACCTACCGTGGCACGATTGCCTCCACGGCGCTCAAGGGTGTCGCGTTCATCAACTGCGGGGCGGGGTTGGCCGGCCTCACCGTGGCCGTCACGAACAACGGCGCGATGCCGAGTCAGAACCTCGTCATCCCGGCTGTCCACCCGGACGGCGTGCAGCTCAATGCGTTCTTAGATCTACGGACGGTGACGACGGCTGGCACGCAGTGGAACTTTGCGATCACCGGGGCGAGTGCCAACATCTCCGTCGGCAAGATCCTCCTCATCCGCGACCTCGACGAGATCCAGGTGCTGTGGACGGTCGGCGTCAAAGAACGGAAGCCCACGATTCTCCATCGCACCGATTACGACATCGCCCTCGGGTATCGGAAGGCGGTCCGGTTCCGGCAGTGGCGGGTGCAGATCGGGCGTGAATCGCAGCGCTCCGCCTGGACGACACTCCGTCGCGGGTCAGAAGGGCCGACGCAGCCGTTCCTCTGGGTGCCCGACTACACCGTGAATGACCCTGGCTATGGCTGGTTTCCGGACGTGGAGTGGGAACACGTCCGGCGGACGCCGTTGCACTCGCCGATCACCGACGTCATCGAGGAAGCCAATCCGGGCGTGCCGCACTGATGGCCGGGATGGATCTCGTCTGGCGGGACCAGCCGGACTACTACGACACCGCGACGCTGGCGACGCCTCGACTGTGGACGACCGTCCACTACGATGCGATCGTCGAAGCCGGCGAAGGCTACAACGGCCAGAATGCGCTCTCGGGGGCCGCCGAAGACGCCTACGTGACCAAGACGCTCCCGGTCGCTGGGTCCGATACGCCTCGGCTCGGCTTCCGTCTCCGCGTGGATACGTTGCCCGCGGCCGACCTCGTCCTTCTTGGGGCGATCGACGGCGACGGCGTGATTCAGGTCTGCGTCGTGCTCCGTGACGACGGGAAACTCGCGCTCTGGCGCGGGCCGATGGATACCGAGCTCGCGGTATCGGACGACGCGATCGATCTCAGCACGGAGCTGCGCCTGGGATTGCGGGCGATGGTGGCCAAGGCGGGCGGATCCGCTGAGGTGTTTCTCGATGGGGAATCGATCCTCGGGGTGAGCGACGAGAACACCGCGCACACCGACCTCTACGGCTGGAATGGCATCTACGTCGGCCTGGCCCCAGACATCTTCGTGAGCCACCTCTATGCCGGGACGGGGACGGGCGATCTGCCCCATGACCATCTGGTCACGGTGCGGTTCCCCGTCGCGACGGGCACCTATGTCGAGTGGGCCGCGAACACCGGGACGGTGCCCGCGGCGATCGACGACACCGCGTCAGACGAAGACACGACCTACATTGCCTCGGGTGGCGTTGGGAGTCGCTTCACGGTGACGCTCGACACCCTGGACGAGCACAGCGCAATCTATGGAACGTCCGCCGTTGCCTTGGTGCGGAATGCCGAGGATAGCGGGTCGCCGAGTTTCGCGCATCTCGTCGTCATCGGCGGATCGACGCTATATGGACCGTGGCAGTCGAGCGTGCAAGAGGAATGGCGCGCGCTGTCTGAGAACTATCCGGTGAATCCCGCGACCGGCGATCCGTGGACAACGGCGGCCCTGAACGCCCTCGATCGTGGCGGACGCACGGACTCCTAAGCCATGTCCAAGCAGGTCATCCTCTGGCGAAACCGCAACGCCCTCGCGACGAACTCGACGCAATACTGCGGGCTGGCGAATGGCCAGGTGTGGTTGACGGATGAGACCGACGGCTCGCACCAGTGGAGTGCGGCGGGGACGTTTTCGAATCTGCAAGTGACCCTCGGCACCGCGCCAGGGAGTGGGGCGTCTCGCACCTTCACGGTCAAGGTCAACGGCTCCGATACCGGGCTCACCGTCACGATTGCGGACACGGCGACCACGGCCCAACTCACGGGCGTGTCGGTCTCGGTCTCGCAATGGCAGAAGGTGACGATCAAGCACGTCCCCAGCCTGTCGGACCCGGCGGCCTGTTCGGAGACCACCGTCTCGTGTGACTTCGATAGCACCACGCCGGGGGAGCAATGTTACGGGCTGGCGAGTGACGCCGCGTATGCGACCACCCGGACGAATCGGCTGTTCTTTCCGACCAATGGTCTCGACGATCTCACCTCTCGCGACATCGCGGGCGTGGATGGTGTCGTGGGTGGGTATGGGGTGTCAATTGACCGGGCCATCTTGTCTGGCACCTGGACCTTCGTCATCTTTAAAAACGGGGTCGAGCAGAACGGATCGGGTGGCACGGTTGATACCCGCCTGGTGTCGACCGTCGCGTCACCACAAGACCAGCAGGCCACGTTCTCCCTGCCCGTGACGGCCGGGGATGTCTTCCTCTTTCAAATCCAAGAGACGGTATCGGCGACCCCGATGCAGATGACGTTCGGGGTGCTCTTGACCGCGACGACCCCTGGCGAGTTCATGGTGGGCGCGGCGACTAACGGGAATACCGACGGGTCGGTCCCCGTGTACGCGCGGCCCTCGGGCGGCAACGCCTCGGCGTTCTCCACGACCGAGACCGACGTGCAGACCAAGGTCGGGATCACCCCGTTCAAGTTGTCGCGCCTCCGCGTCATGCTGAACCTCGACGTGGGCACCGGCGGCGATGCGTATACATTCACTCTGCGGAAGAACGCAGCGGCTACCGCTCTTGCCGCGACCATTACGGACACGGAGACCGAGGGGTCGGATCTTGCGGACATCGTCTCGGTCGCCGCAGGGGATCTGCTGGCGATGGAGGTCGACCCGACTGGCACCCCGGCCTCGAGGATCGCGGGATGGGTCTTCTGGGCGAACGCGAGCGTGCCGCAGCGGGTGACGCAGTTCGTGGAGTTGGTGAGTTGGGGGGAAGACGCCGACGCGGATCAGCCCCCAACGGTCACGCCGTGCTCGGGGTCTGGCACCGTCGCGTCAGGCACGAACCCGTCGGCCGGCACGTCGCTCGCGACCGCCACGACGCCGCTCGCCTGGATCGAGGTGGTGGTGGACGCCACGACGCATCGGTTCGCGGCCACGGCGATCAACGACGCCACGCCGAAAGCCCCGCGGGTGTTGCGGTTCGGCCGGTGCGCCCGTGGACTCTCGGACGGCGAAGGCCGGTTCGAGTCCCCATCGATGACGGTGCGCCTGAGCGACCACGATCGGATGCTCCGAGGGTGGATGGAAACCGAGGCCCTCGTCAATGCGGCCTTCTCGGCGTGGGTCGCCGACCTGACGACCATCCAAGCGGCCGGGGCGCCGTGGCGTGAGTTCGTCGGCCTGGTGCAGAGCTTCGAGGCGGTGTCCGATCTGGAGTTCGACATTCACGCCGAGGGGCGGTTCTCGGTATCGGCCACGGCGGCCAATCTGAAGATTCCGGCTCGGGTCGTGACCAGTTCTATTTCAGACAGCAACCCGATCGAGCGCGTGAACGGGCTGCCTGTCCCGATCATTCTGGGTTCGTGCTCAGATGAAGCCGACGAGCATCCAGTGGGCGTCGTGCCGGCGTTTTACATCGCCTCAGAAACACCCGTGGACTACAACGACAACCTGCACAAGTTTCTTGTGTGCGGGCACGCGCTGAAGAGCATCCAGGCGATCTATCTGGCGAACTACATCAGCGGCGGCGACGAGCCCACGACGCGCATCAAGGCCCCGGCGAGTGCCTACGGAACCGTGCTCTGGTCACCCCATCAGGACGGTTGGTTCAGTGCAGGCGAATACACCGACCAGAACGATGAGCGCTACACCTACGTCTACGGCCTCGATGCCCATGTCGCGGTGGAACTCGCACGATCGGGACGCATCCCGCTCCTGTTGAATGTCTGCGGCCTGGAGTCCGTGGGGGATGCCACCGGGACGATGCTGTCGAATCCGGCGCGGTGCTTCGCGCTCCTCATCAATAACAAACTGGCCCAGGAAGCCACCGGGAACTGGCTGTCCCAACTCAGCCTCGGTTCCTACACGTTGCTCGACATGACGAGCTTCGAGGCGGTGGCGACCATCTGCGCGGCCCGGTCGTATCTCTGTGCGGGCATCATCGGGGCGGACGGCGAGCAACTGGACTGGACCCAACTCGGAGAATGGTTCTGCCGCAACTTTGACTTTGACTGGGGCGAGAACCGGCACGGACAACTGATCCTCTCCATGCTGGACCGCTCGAGCGCGTACAGCAGCGCGACGATCTTCACCGACCAGAACCACGTGCTGAAAGGCTCGCTTCGAATCCGGCCGATGACCGACCGTATTCAGAACGAGATCCAGTTCGTCTACGAGCGCAACTATGCGGAGGCCTTGCACGCGCTGGTCCCGAACGTCGGGGCGAGGCCTAACCGCGATCCCTACGACGGTAAATGGTTCTCCGGTGTGCAGACAGATGCCGACGAAACCGTGATTACCGAGATGGGCGGGCGCCCGCTCGGACTGCGCCAATCGCGCGTCCAGGAATACGGCCTCATCCGCGACAGTGACACGGCCGAGGATGTCGCCAGTCAACGGCTCGCACGGTGGAAGCGGCCACGCGCTGAGGTGACGTTCACGGTCCAGTTGGGCGCCGGGGCCAGTGTCGAACTCGGCGACGTGATCAAGCTCACGCACTACGCCGGGGCGACGGCCACCGGCTACACCACGCGACGGCTCCACGTTCGTCGTATCGAGGACGACTTAGACGAGATGACGCGGACTCTGACGTGCTGGGACGTCAATAATCTGCTGGCGTAAGCACCGACCGAACCAAGGGGAGACATGGCCACACCTGAGGACGATCTCGTTGAGCAACTCGTCAGGAAACTCGATCATCGGTTCAGCCTGAGAAAGAACGGCGACACCTGGCCGAGTTACCTCGGCAAGATCGCCACGCCGGAACGCCTCATGCTGGTCGTGCTCATGGTCTGGCAGTTCGGGGGGGAGTTTCGCGATCTCCAGCGTCAAGTCGAAGCGCTGGCGACGACGAAGGCCGAAGTCGATGCGATCGCGGTCGCCATGCAGACGCAAATCGAAGAGCACCGTGTCATCACGGCCGAATACAAGGGCACCGTCGAAGCCCTGATGATGGAGAATGCGGCACTCGCGGCGACCGCCAAGAGCCTGAACGATCGCGTGGGCCTCGCGATCACGCGCGGAGACTTCAATCGCGTCGTGCAACTGCAGATCATCCCGCGGCTGGAGAAGATCGAGAAGGCCCAAGCGTCCGCGGCCGCGTTCTCTGGTGAGCAGCAGAAGTGACGCCCGGATACGGCGACACGGATGCCCCGCTCGCGAGGCCGTTGCAGGAGGCCCAAGCGATGTGGGGACGTGCAGCGCTCGAGTTCTTGCGGATGCTTCCTGAGATCCTGCAAACCATTGAGGCGATCATGCCGGGCCGTGGCCGCGGGGCCGAGAAGCACGCGGCGGCGACCGAGCGGATCCAGTTGCTCGAACCACGGGTGGCTGAGACACCTGACCTGACTGTCGCGCGTGAAGCGCTTATCTCGGCACAAGTCGCGTACGCCAACGCCCTCCAGCGGGCGGCGGCGCGTTGATCCCCAGTGCCAAGCAAATGCACCAACTGTGGCCGCGACGTCGACCGCACCGTCCGCCACACCGTGGACCGCGGCCGAGTCGTGAGGTGCGAGCGGTGCCCGAAGCCGACGCGGACGTATCGCCTGAGCGAGACCGATCGAAGGCTTCTGAAGGAGATGCGGATCAAGGTGGACTAAGGAGGAATGTGATGCGAATCATCGTCGGAGTCTTGGTGATCCTCGGAGCGGCCGCACCGGCGCGGGCCCAGACCCACCCGTGCGACACGTCCCCGTCGGCCGTGTCGGTCATCGGCAATGCGCCGCTCTGGCTCTTGTTCTGCGCGAAGCCCAGCGATGACCTGGTGCGCGCGGAGGTGATCGTCGACAACGGCCCGCTGACGTCGTTCACCGAGACGGACGCGATCGAGCAAGCCCCGCCCAACGCCGAAGGCTACGCACAGTTCAAGGTCTCGATCGGGACACGGTCGGTAGGCTCGCATACCGTGTTCGTGCAAGTGGTGAACATCGGCGATGAAGGCACTGAACAGGTAAGCGACCCCTCGGACGTGCTGGCGTTTACGGTGAAGGCCCCGAAGGGGAAGCCGGCGAAGCCCAAGGCGACCGGGGTGACGAAGTGAGCAGGTGGGTCAGCGTCCTCGCGCTCGTGATGGGCTGCGCCGTGCCCGCGGCCGCCCAGGTGAATACCAGTATCGTCCCGACCGAGGGGCGCACGACCTGGGCGCCGGGCGTCACGACCGGCATTCCTGCCCGCGCGACGATCTGCGCCACGATTCAGGCCTCCACCTACGGCAACGGCGCGTCGGAGAGCTCGGCAGGGATTCAGGCCGCCCTCGCGGCGTGTCCCACCGGACAGACGGTACAGCTCTCGGCCGGCACGTTCCTCGTCAACAACTACATCCTGATCAACAAGGCGGTAACGCTGCGCGGCGCCGGCGCCGGCAGCACCACGCTGCGGAAGACCAACGGCGCGGTCCAGGGCTCCTACATGGCGGAGGAATACGAGCCGATCGTGATCATCGGTCCGGCACGTTGGTCGAGTCTCGACACGGCGTCGACGGTGAATCTGTCATCGGATGGCGCGAAGGGCAGCCCCGCGATCACGGTGACGAGCGCAGCGGGCTACGTCGCGGGTCAATTCGTGTTCCTCGATGCAGATGACTACAACACAGCGACATGGATCGATCTGCCGAATCGCAATGGCGCGCCGACAACGGCGAAGATCTGGGCCTCCGATCGCGTCGTCTTCGCCAAGCACAACCCGCCCGACCCCGCAGATGATCCCTTCCCTGATTCGCTCGTCTGGTTCAGTCGCAGCGGCCGACCGGTCAACGAGGTGAAAGAGATCGCATCGGTCAGCGGGAACACGATAACGTTCACGACGCCACTGCACACATCGTATCCCACCGCTAAAGTGGCACAGGTGACACGGTGGAGTGGGCCGCACCTGAGGGGCGGAGGCTTGGAAGACCTTACCGTCACCGGCGGATCAGACAGCAATGTGCGGTTCGAAGCCGCCGCGTATGCGTGGGCGAAGAACGTCGAGAGCACGGCGTGGCTCGGCGAAGGCGTCATCGTCAATGGGTCGTTCCGCGTTGAAGTGCGCGACTCCTACGTCCACGACTGCGTGCATCAGTATCCGGGTGGCGGTTGCTACGGGATCGGTCTCGCATGGGCCTCGTCTGAAGCCCTCATCGAAAACAACATCGTCCTGGGCGTGAACAAGGTCATGGCGGCGAAGTCTGGCGGAGCTGGTTCCGTGGTGGGCTACAACTACATGGACAATTCGCTCATCGGGAATTACCTGGAGTGGGTCGAAGTCGGGATCAACGGCTCGCACATGATCGGCCCGCACCACGTGCTGTTCGAGGGCAATCAGTCACACAACTACGACAGCGACGACACGCACGGCAGCTCCTTCGGGATGACGATCTTCCGGAACCACCTGGTCGGCATCCGGCGCGACTACCCGGGCCAAGTCAACGGCCGCGCAGCGGGGCTCATGTTCGGGTCCTGGTGGCACTCGTTCATCGGGAACGTCCTGGGAGAGAGCGGCAAAATGACCGGCTGGCTGTATGACGAGTGGATCGCGGCGACCGGGCACATCTTCAAGCTCGGCTACGCGCCGTCGCACTGGGAACAAGCCCAGGACCCGAAGGTGCTGTCGACCGTGCTGCGGGACGGCAACTGGGATTACCTGACGAACACAGTGAAGTGGCAACGGCCGGCGCAGGCGCTGCCGAACTCGCTCTACCTCTCCGCGAAACCCTCGTTTTTCGGGAGCCACGTCTGGCCCTGGGTGGACCCCACAGGTACGACGAAGCTCGGGATCCTGCCTGCGCGCGAGCGGTACGAGACGGGGGTCGCCGGTGGGCAGCCGGTGCGCACACTGCGGACGATTGTGACGGCGCCGCCAGGGCCGTAACCGAGAAGGCCGGCGAGTGAGTCTCTGACCGTTGGGAACGGATGCTCCCCCGGTGTCCGAGGAAGGGGGCTCACTCCCGGCCGAGTTCTATCTTCGCACTGTGCGCCTTCACGTGAACGGACTTCAGAGAAACCGAAAGGATCTGTAATGTTTTGAAATGCGCGCGCGATCGGTTTCCGCGAGGTGGAAACGCACATTTTGTAGTGGTGGACGGCGCGAGGATCGAACTCGCGACCTCTGCATTGCGAACGCCCGAGCCCACGTTGAATTAGGCACTCTTGGCGCGGAGTTTCAGCGCTGCTCGTTTCACTGTGCGATCTGACGTGAGTGGGACCGTCGAGCCAGCACCGATGGTATTGACGGCCTCGCGCATCCGCTTCGCGTCCGTATGTAGGTAGGCGCCCATCTGCTCGAAGGACTTCCAGTTCCCGATCGCTTGCACCGATCTGGCATCGACCCCGGCCTGCAGCATCCGCGTGGCACCGGTCGCGCGTGTCGCGGTGTGGAACGTGATGCCGGAGGCCGCGCGGCCGTACGGGATCTTCGGCTTCGCCTTCTTACACGCGCGCTGCAGCATCCGTCGGATCCCACCGCGTCGATCCCGGTCCACCTTCGCCTGCCGGCGGTGCGCGAAGAAATACTCCCCGCGGCCCTTCACACTGTCGAGCGCTTTCCTGGCTCTGGCTGAGAGCGGCACGGTATAGGGACCTGTCTTGCTGTCCGTCAGTTCGAGATAGGTGCCCTTGTCGTCTCGGCGCTTCAGGTTCAGCACGTTCGACAACCGCATGAGGGTATCGACGGCCACGACGTAGAGTGCCCTGTCTGCAGGCTTCAGCGCCTGCAGGAGGCGATCTTCCTCGGCCTGGGTGAGGACACGCTTGCGCGGGGCGACGTGTCTCAGGCGCTTCATCCCGACGAGCGGGGAGGCCTTCAGCAGCCGGGCCTGCACGGCTTCGCGCAACATCGACTTCAGGAGATCGATCTCGCGGTTCGCGGTATTCGGGGAGACCTGGTCATCTTCGACGCGCGCGGTGAGGTATTCCTTCGCCGTGGCCTGGCTGATCGAGGCAAGCTCCCGGCGGCCGAGTCGCTTCCGCAGCTGCGTCAGGATGTAGACCTCGCGGACCTTTCCGCGTTTCCTGGCGGTGACGTGCTTCTCGTACCACTCGGAGAACGTCTGGAACGTCTGCCGCTTGGCGGGATTCTTCGAGGGGAAGTCGTGCGTCTCCCGAACCAGATCGTTCATCCGGGAGATGTAGACGTCCTGGGCGAGCTGCTTCTGTTGGCGTCGGCGCTCGAGGTCGTCGGCGTCGTTCACGTGGAGCACACCGGTGGTTGTCCGGCGGCCGGTGCCCTCGAGGAACATCCACCAGTACAGGCTGTCGGCGCGGAGGTAGAGACCCACCGACTACTTCGAGGGCTGTCGAAAGAGGCACGCACCGAGCACGAACCCAACGCCGGTGACCACCAGCCATCCCCCTACCGAGGGTCCGTACGCATCCATGATTTCGGCGCCTCGTTGCTCGGCTTCTGGTGCGCCTGGCCTGACTCCAGTCGGTATGCTCAGAACGAAGAACCCGAACAGTAACGCCGCCACCGTGCCGGCGAGATACACGCCTCGGTATCCGAGCCCTCGCATGGCCAACCAGGGAATCAGCACGAGGGACGCCAGACAGGCCAGGGCTAGCATCCGTGCTCTCTCATACAACGCCTCTCTGAATCGCCACGACGACGATCTCAACCACCTGTAACTGCTCAGCGTCGAGTGTTCGCAGCCGAGCCATCAGCCGTTCCGGAATTCGGGCGACGGAGGGCCCGGTTGAGGACGGCGACGGCCTTGAGGACGTCACCGCGCCAGGAGTCTTCAGCTGGCATTTCAACATCTGCGGCTTCGAGTAGGGCGGCGAGAATCGAATGAGGTTCGACGGCGGCTTCGGCTGGCTGTCCATGTCCGGCTTCTGCTCCGGACGGGGTTCTATGAACAACTCCGCAATATCTACCTGAAGCGCGGTCGCAATGCTCCGAAGAGTCGTCAGTTCTGGGTTCTCATTGGTGCCGGTCTCGATGTTCGAAAGACGCGAGCGATCCATAGTGCCGCCGGCTTCGATGACAGCTGATGCCAGTTGCTCTTGCGTGAGCCCTAATCCCTCTCGAAGCGCTTTGATCCGATCACCCCACCGTGACACGCGCGAAGTATAGCCGCGCTGTGTGTCATACGACACGCTAACTTGTTCAGGTGTATGGAGATACACTCTATTGCCTGAAAAAGTTTGTTCTAGAACACTTTTCGCTTGACATGGCGTAGTCCTAGAACTACATTACGTGTCGTATGACACACGACACCGTGACGGTTCGGGAGGCGCGCAAAGAACACGAGCCTCCGCTAACGCAAGTCGACCTCGCCGCCCTGGTCAATGTGGATCAGACCTATATCTCCATGATCGAGCGCGGCGAGCGCGTCCCCTCCGATGACGTGAAGCAACGACTGGCTGACGCTCTTGGTATCGCCCCGTCCAGACTCCGATTCTTGGAGCCTCAGCCCGAGGCGACTGTTGATCCATCGGGTGACAGCGCTGGTCATACGCCTTCTGATCACTCGCCAGCGGGTTCGTCTTCTGATGCGCCGGACGAGGCGATCGATCGGCGGTCTCTGGCCCCAACGAGGTAGATAACCCATGCACATCAACATCAACGTCGGCGGCTGCTGGAAAGCGACGGCGTCTCTGGACGACCTGATCGTCTGCTGGCTGCGCGAGAGTCTCGAACACCCGGCGGCGTAAGAGCGGGCACATGGCTCCATCGTCCAAGTCTCAACTGAGTTTGCCGCCGATGCCATTGCGGGGATCGGAACAGGCGGACCCTTCGTTGCGAAATTCGCAACAGGACGAGGCCGTGTTGCGGCGTTCGGAACAACTGGCCGCGGAGGCGCTCGACGCGGCCTTCTTCGAGGCGCATCTCGAGAACAAGGACATCGCGTTCCTGTGCGGTGTCTCGGTGTCCCTCGTCGAGAAATGGCGGACGGCTGATCAGCGCGGCTGTCCGTCCCTCGTGCAGATGTTACTGCTCCCCCCAGCGTTTCATTGCGCGCTCCATCGACAACTGAATAAGCGATTCGGGTTCGGACGTGCGGCGCTCGTACGACTCTTGGATGCGGTTGGCGATCTCGCGCTGGTGGTCAATGAATGAGCGAACTACTCCTCTCGACGTTCTACATGGTGCTGGGCCTGCTGTCGGTCTGCGGCGGGCTCGTGATCTGGTCTGGTATCCGTTTTTCCCGGTTGCGTGAGAAAGGGGATCGGTGATGGCAACACCAGCGGTCGCGCATGAGTTCGGACGGCCCGTGCTGAGTCCAGGCCCCGTGCTCACGATGGTCGCGCCGACGTGGCCGGCCACGTGTGGACGTCACGACTGTGCGCATCCGATGTGCCTTCGGGTGCGCGACAGTGCCAGGCGTCTCTGTGCGCTGTGTGAACGGCGGATCGAACCGGGATCGCAATACGTGGAGTATCGCAACCCTCAGACCAGATCGTTGGACTTCCAGGAGCATGTGACGTGCCCGACGGTGGCCTCGTGAAGCTCGTCGCCTGGCTGACGTCGGCACAAGCGGCCGTGCACCTCGGCTACGTCCACGAGGACGGATCGCCAAATTTGGGGGCGTTTGCCGTGTGGAAGCACCGAGCGAGGCCACGGGCGTATCGACTTCGAGGACGGTTGCGGTTCAAGCAAGTCGATCTCGACGTGCACCTCCAGCCGGAAGCGCAACCGACGCGACTTCGCGTTGTCGGAGGACAACGTTGATGGGCACGTTCTGGGGCGCCATTTGGACAGTCGCGGTCGTGGCGGCGGGGTCACTCCTGGTCGTCGTGGTGTTCGCGCTCGCCTTCAAGGCGATCGATCAGTGGTTCAGCGAATGACGTTCCTCGTCGCGCTGGTGCTCGTGTTGGTCGTCGCCTGGATCGTGTTTGCGATCATCGATCGGATCGTGGGCTGGGCCTTCGAACGCCGCGAGCGTGTGGTGCACGAACGATACCCGGAGGAATTCCTCTATGCCGATCCTGCACGATTGCACCGTGAAGCTGAGAGCGAAGTGGATCGACTCGCTGGTCGGGTGCCTCCTCCGCAACTTGTGGCAACGGTGGCAGGAGCGGCGTCACAGGCGCGAGGCCCCTATCGATCAACGGCGACGGTTCCGCGCCTTGTTCAAGCCACCAGCGGCGTGTGTGATCTCGATCGTCAGTCGGAGTACGGACAGAGCACGTCACTCGTCGGAAGTGCGGCGTCGAGCGTAGGGGAGTCGCTGTGAACATTCGCGTCTGCCACGAGGGGATCACGTTCGAGTGCGATGACATTGCCACGGCGATCGAACTTGCTGAAGCCCTGAAGCCCCAACCGTCGTTGCCCTTGCGTCCCGTTGTGCGGGTGGCACGAACACCGAAACAGGCCAAGGCTACCCCCCCCCCGAAACCGCGCGGCGCGTCTCCTGGTGCGATAGACGGCCGCATTCTCGCTGCGCTCGCGGCCGGGCCGATGAAGCCGTCGGCCGTGGTGGAGCAGTGTGGCGCGGACAAGGTGTCCGTGCGCGATGCCTTCAAGGCGCTGGAGTCAGACGGCAAGGTGCGAGCGGAAGGCCACACGGCCAGTCGTCGCTGGATGTTGGCGACTCCGAGGCCACGCTTGGCGAAGGAGGCGGTTTGACTACGAAGTTGTGTGGAACGGCTCGAAGTGATGCGCCGTCAAGTGTAGAGGGGCAGCGGTGAGCGGCTCGGCCTTGCTCGTGGACGCGGTTGTTCGAGACGGGGACATTCACGTCACCGACAGCTTTTACAAGACGCGCCGGCAGAAGGCGGCGAAGGCCTGGGGCGACGGCACGGCGCTACGGATCAGAGTGGAACCCGAGGACGAAGCGGCGACCTGGGGGCATTACAAGCACCTGCACGGCCACCTGCTGAAGCCGACGTCAGACGTCACCGGCTACACCGTGACGGAACTGAAGGCCGACATGAAGGCGCTCTTCCTGCCTGACGGCATGACGTCCTTGACGGACATGAACAAGGACGAGTTCGAGGAGTTCAACCGGAGCGTCGAGCAGTGCATCCGGGAGGAATACCCGGCCGACTGTTGGGACGCCTGCCAGAACGCCATGTTGCTCTCGGATCGGCGACTGCGCGCATAGACGGAAAGGACAGAGGACCGTGGCGAAGATGAACCAGCTCGACAAGGCGATCGCGGCGCTCGAAGCCAAGCGCGACGCGCTGGACGCGGCGATCCCTGAACTGAAGGAACAGAAGCGGAAGGCTCCGGCCGCGAGGCGTCCTCGTGCGGTGCCTGAGAAGGTGACGGCCTAGAAACACGAAGGGCCGCTGGTGGGCGGCCCATGAACACGCGGATAGGAGCCGCGCATCCAATGACCCAGTCTAACACCAACGACCGAACGGCCGTGCTCGACCCGGAAGAAGTGAAGGAAGTATCAGCGGCGCTCGACGTCGTCGGATCGGTGGTCCGCGGCGAAGTGGACATGCAGGTCGCCACGGCACGGCGGTGGCCGCGTTCGGTGAAGGCCTTCCTCCATGCCGCGAAGGAAATGGCCACCCTCGACGAAGAGACGGCGGCGAGCTGCTTCTATGCGCTGCCACGAGACGGCAAGACCGTTGAGGGGCCGAGTGCGCGTCTGGCTGAGATCTGCGCGAGTGCTTGGGGGCACATGCGGATCCAGAGCCGGATCATTTCAGAGGACGAGCGGTTTATCACGGCTCGCGGCGAAGCATGGGACGTGCAGACAAACGTTGCGATCGGTTACGAAGTGCGGCGCCGGATCACCGGACGGAACGGCCGCAAGTATTCAGACGACATGGTGACGGTGACAGCGAACGCCGCGAGTTCGATCGCGCTCCGGAATGCCGTGTTCAAGGTGATTCCGTCGGCGTTCTGGCGTCCGCTGTTCCTGGAGTGCAAGCGCGTCGCGGTGGGTGATGTCCAGACGCTCGTGAGCCGTCGCGACAAGATGCTGGCTCACTTCCAGCAACTCGGCGTCAGGCGGGAACAAGTCTTCGAGCAGTTGGCGATCGGTGGAGTCGAGGACATCACGCTCGATCACTTGGCCACGTTGCGCGGCCTGGCCACGGCGCTCCGCGACGGCGACACGACGGTCGAAGAGGCGTTCCCCTCCAAGGTGCAACCGAAGAGTGGCGCAGCCGAGCCGGAAGGGTTCGCGGCCTTCACCGATCTGATGCGTGTCGCGGCCATGCAAGGGGCAGAAGCGCTCCAAGCGGCCCTGGCGGCTGGCACGCTCGAGCAGCGTGAATACCTCACCAAGCACCAGAACGCCACCTGGGAGTCTCTCAAAGCGGCGGCCATGCAAGCCGACACCGTGAAGAAGGGCGCCGATGCCGCTCAATCCTAACGTCGACGTGCTCAACGTCTCGCAGCGTTCACCGGAATGGTGGACGGCTCGGGTTGGACGTGTCACCTCGTCGAAGTGTGACGCGATCTTCACGAAGGGGCGGAAGAAGGGCGAGGAGTCCGTTGCCCGTCGGGACTACCGGACGGAGATCGTCTGCGGCCAGATCACCGGCCGTCCTGCCGAGGACATGGACTCGTACAAAGGGCCATGGGTGGAGCGTGGCAAGGCGCTCGAAGCTGAGGCCAGGGCAGCCTACGAGGCTCGCTTCGCCTGCATGGTGTGGACGCCTGGGTTCCTGGCGCACCGCACATTGAAGGTGGGGAGCAGCCTTGACGGCGTCGTGGGGAACTTCGAGCGGGTTCTGGAGTTCAAGGTACCGAAACCCGCGACACACCTTCGGTGGATCCGGGCTGGCCAAGTGCTCCCCGAAGAGTACGAGTCGCAGGTGCTCATGCACTTCGACGTCTCTGGTGCGCCCGTGGCGGACTTCGTCAGTTACTGCCCGGACATGCCGTCAGCTATCCAGTTGCACGTCGTTACGGTGCAGCGTCCGTCGATGGATCTGTTCGTGTCTGGTGTCGCCGAGTTCCTGCAGGAAGTCGAGAAGGAACGTCTCGACGTGCTGAAACTGATCGACGCGGCGATCGCCAAGGCTGCCTGATGCACCGCCTCTCCAAGTCTATCGCCGCCCTGGATCAGCACCTGAAGTTGCAGAACCGTGAACCGTTCCGATCGTCACGGGAGATGGCCCCGACGGCGCCGCACTCGACGGATCCGACGCGCTGCCGATGGTGTCGTGGAACGCTGCGCGAACTCCTCACGCCTGGCGTCAAGGACTATTGCGAGCGCGGATGCGCAAAGGCGCACGAGACGCCGACATTGGCGCAATGCGCTGACTGTGAACGGGAGTTCGAAACCGGCCTTCCGCTCATGGCTGCGACGCTCTGCTTCACCTGTGATCTGGTGGAACGGAAGAAGGCTGAAGAGGCACACCGTCAAGTCGGCAAAGCCTACAACGCCAAGACGACGGGCCGAGGGGACTACTACTAGTGGCGATGGACATGAGCGCCTTGCCATTCGGGAAGCAAGGACGCGAGGCTGCCCAGTTGGCTCGCCGGCAGGCCAAAGCCGATCTGAAGACGCACGAGAAGAACGAGAAGGCCAAGGTGGTAGCCCGAGACGGATCGCGCTACTGCCGACTCGTCCCTCGCTGTCAGGAAAAGACGCTCCACGAAACCGCCCACCTGGAGAACAAGGGCATGGGTGGCGATCACGGCAACCGCACCTACGCGGCCGTAATGTTGCGCGCCTGTTTCTACCACCACCGAGGCGTGTGGTCGCTGCACTCCAACGATCTCCGCGTGGAGTTCCTAACGGACTTGAAAGCAGACGGACCCATTGAAGTCTGGGGTAAGGACGAACAGGGCCGGGAGTTTCTGGTTGGCCGCGAGTCGTCCGTTGGGGTTTGGGAACATGACTGAGTCCAAGCCTGGATACGACGATCACCAGATCAACGCTCGCGAAGTCTCCTGGCTGTGCTGTCGCAAGACAGTATTCGCAACCGATCCGAATGTTGGGTGTATCGCGTGTCGAAGCTAGCTCAACGCGTGACGAAGGCGATCGCGCAGACCTCGGACGCCATGACCGTCGGTGCCTTTCGATTCTCTGCCAAGGGACTCGCGGACGTTTCTGGAACGCCGAAGTTCGCCGACTGGGAGGACGCACTCGGAAAACTCAGACGTATTGAGAGCGGGGTGCAGTTCTGGATCGGCGATCTCTTGAACTACGGGGAGCACGCCTATGGCGAGAAATACGCGCAGGCGGTGGACGAGACACAGGCGGACGTGTGGCGGAACTACTCCTACGTTTCTGCCAACGTGAACTTGTCACTACGTAGTGACAGTATTTCCTGGAGCCACCACTTACTCGTGGCGAAGTTCAGCGACGATCCCGAGCGCCAGAAGCGGCTACTGACCGAGGCCAGGGACAAGGCGCTCAGTGTCAGCGATTTCAAGGCACTAATTCGTGGACAGGCTCACGCTGCGAAAGTGGCGGCGATCGAGGCTGGTGAGCTACCACAGGGCGAGTACGACGTCGTCTGTGCCGATCCCCCGTGGCAGTACGACAACAGCGGATTTGATCAATCTGCGGCCAATCACTACCCGACACAGGACACCGAAACGATCTGTCGCCTCCCGCACACAGCCGATACGTTCCCCCGGTTCGCCGATCCAAGCGTGTTGTTCCTTTGGGCTACTTCGCCCCTGCTACCTGCCGCTCATGCTGTCATGGACGCCTGGGGCTACGAATACAAAGCCTGCATGGTGTGGGTGAAGGATCGAGCGCCTGGGCTTGGCTGGTGGCTCCACACGCGGCACGAGCTGATTCTGATCGGCGTGCGTGGCACCTCGACGCCACAGGAAAAAATCGACAGCGTGATCCAAGCGACGGCTGGTGAGCACAGCCGAAAACCAGACGAAGCCTACGCGGCGATCGAGCGCATGTTCCCGGGTATGCGTCGCGTGGAGATCTTCGCCAGGGGACCTCGGGTGGGCTGGGACGTGTGGGGAAACGAGGCATGAGCGACAACAGCCGGCGCAAGTTGGAAGTCGGGATCTACAAGAAGGCCGACGGTGCTCCGTGGGTGTACGTGGATCTGTTGAAGTGGGCGCGAGGAGGGACGGCCCCGCGCATGATCCCGTCCTTCCG